TGAAATAGAATGCTCAGTATAAGAAATGACCTACCTGCCACAAGCAGGTGGGTCTTTTTCTTTTTGTACTGGCAGCAGCCTAAAGAGGAGGGAGCCGCCCAATGGAATGCCTATTCTAGAACGTCTTAAATTGACTCGTGGTGCGATTCGCATAGAATGAAAAGAAATGAAACAGAAAGCGAGATGAGTATAATGTTTGTAATGTGTCGAGATGGCTCAACCGTTCATGCCTTTGGAAACGCCATCAGTGTCAGCGGCCGGGGCATGAGTGAAACCTATGCTTTATGTGGGAACATGCGCACCGGCCCTCATGGGTTCAGGTCAATGAACTGCAGGAGCATCGACGAGGCGTTTTGCCTGGTGTGCGGTATACACGGCGGAAAAAAATGGTAAAGCAGTAAATAGCAGAAAGGATAGAAGAAAGATGTTTCATTACAATAGCCTGGTATGGTGGATGGAAATGGGAATTATTATACTTCTTCCTGTTACAATCTTTTTGCTTTATCTGTGCTATTTAGAGAAGCTCGTTGCGCGTTCCAGTAACCGATATTTGGCATATCAACAGCTTGTTAATAAATACGAATTCAATCAGGTAACTGACGTTATCAAATATAATATATCTGTGGACACAAAAGCCAAATATGACCGCTTCAATTTTGATAAGCGCGTTTATACGATGGTTTCGTCAAGGCGAGACAGGTTAGAAGAATTTTTGGCAAAAGTGGTTGAGAACAGAAAGTTGTATAAAGCATTTATGCGCGAATACAATAAGCTTCCTGCGTATAGCGGTGAGGATAAAGGAAATACCGAAAAGCAGCCAATACTTTATAAAACCGTTGAGAAGATGATGTTGAAAAGGGCAGAAAATGAGTGGCCGATTCCCACGACAGATATAATTCTTTCGTGTATAAAAACCTACACATCACCTCATGGCCGAAATTGCTACACAGACACAATGACATATACCATGGATGAAATCGAGTCATATATTCGTCAGTCATATGCAGAAGAAGAGAAAAAGACAAGCAAAGAATATCAGCGGCAACTCTTAACTCCTTCTTTGAGATATGACATTATGAAGCGCGATGGATTTCGATGCGTACTTTGTGGGAGAACATCAAAAGATGGCATTACTTTGCATGTTGACCACATTTTACCTGTATCAAAAGGCGGGCAAACCATACCATCAAATCTTCGCACTCTCTGCGACGTCTGCAATTTGGGCAAAAGTGATAAATATGACAATGATGGGTTAAACTGAAATCCTTGATTTGTGTTGTTTTTGGGGTGTGTTAAGGTCTTGATTTGTGTAGGATTTTACCCTTTCATAGGTCTTGATTTGTGTTAAGTCCTGAGACAAATACAAGAAATCGCGAACCCAATATAAGAAATTTTGTATTGCTACAGCGTGCGAATTGCGTACAATTAAAGATGTTGAAAGACAAACCACCACACACAAAAAAAGGAGATTTTAACATGAGCACTAGCATTCTGAAACTTGAAGCCACTGTAATCCGTCCCAAAGATTTTGACGAACTCGACGGCCTCGCCGCTTCCATCAGCTTCCCTGTCGAATACGATGATGAAGCAATTGGTGAGGCCCTGGGCGACCAGGACCTGATGGCCTATGTCGTCGGAGAGCTGCACGACCTCGTTGTCCGTATGCGTCCCGAATGGCTGGATAACGAGGATACCAGCCTGACCATCAAGGCATTCCTGGACGACGCCGAGTGCCAGACGTTTAAGGGCCTTGTTGCAATGAAAGAGGAAAGCTACACTTTCGACATTGAGGGCTAAACGCAACAGTGCAAAAGCAAACCCTGCTCGCAGCAAAATGCGGGCAGGACTTATTTGTTTGCGTAGCTGCATCCTTTTGCCCGCAGAAACCGTAGGTGCCAGGATGCGTAGCTGCCGACACGGCTTGACCTGATGTGCGAGGCTCGTACAATCAGATTTGTACGACAGATATCAAACACAAAATAGGGTTTATATTGAGCTGCTCAGTGGCCTTATGGCTGTTGGGCAGCTTTTTCTTTTGTGCGAACTGCGTACAATAAAAATCAGACGGAGGAATAACTATAAAAAAATTTATTGGGACTGCTTTGGTGCTGTGCTGCCTGGCTCTACTTTTGGCTGGCTGTGAGGACGCAATCAGCACTGTGACAAGTACCACAATGTCTGAACTCGAAGATATCCCGAACCAGATATTGGCCACACCGGAAAGTGCTGAGATGAAACCGGAATACAATTACATTCATTTTCGCTACGACAACATTTGGACCGTATCCGCTCTCGTAAGCTACGAAATCGTGGACAACGGGCAAAACATCAAATTTGAAATCGGTGATAGCCGTTACCGAGACAAGATTTTCTATACCAGCATGTCGAATGTAGAGCTCGTATACCGAGACAATAACGTTGATTATGGCACGGACTACACCATCTATCCAGGGAATGCTTCGAAATTTGGAAAGGGTGGTAAGTAAGATGGACATTAAATTTATCGACGGCAATATTTTTTCACGACTTTCTGCGAGTAAGCCAACTTACATTTGCCAGCAAGTAAATTGCAAAGGCGTGATGGGAGCCGGACTCGCGATGCAAATTCGCAGCCAATGGCCGGTGGTATATCAGCGCTATCTGGAGTTTTGCTATGGAAACAACGGCAACAAGCTCGGTACTTACCAGGAGGTTCTGGTAGAACCGAAGCTGTATGTCGTGAATCTGTTCGGGCAGAATGGTTATGGCCGAGGTGAAAGGCAGACGAATTATGCTGCACTGGCGGCTGCGCTGTTCTCGTTTTTTAGAGACTGCGCTCAAAAGAATCAGAGCGCAATCGTCCGGCTGCCATATGGTTTAGGCTGCGGCCTTGCCGGAGGCGACTGGGACACGGTTCTGGACATCATCAGCGATGCAGCAAAAGCCTGGAATCTGAATGTTGAGATTTGGGAACTCCAGAAATAATAGCAATAAGACCTTTACCGAAATTCGGTAAGGGTCTTTCTTTCTTTTTTTGGGGGGGAGGGAAACGCTTGCACATCTGTGCGAATCAGATATAATAACCCTAATAAGATAAAAATTGTGCCCTGGCGGCATCTGAATTGGATGCTGCCGGGGCATTTTGTTTGTTAAGGAGAATTTGGCTATGACACTGAACGACTTGTCAAGCGAACAACAGGAATTCGTACATTTGGCATTGTCGGGAAAAAACGTATTGTGTGACGCTTGCATTGGCAGCGGAAAGACATCGACCATCAACGTGCTCTGTGATGCGTACCCTCCAGAACGGTGTATCCTGTACTTGACCTATAACCGATTACTCAAACTTGACGCCAAAGACAAAATCAAAAATCATAATGTCTTGGTCCAGAACTATCACGGATTTGCAAGCCTGCTGCTGAACAAAAAGGGAATCCGAAATTGCGGGCAGGGTGAACAGCTCGCTATGGTATTGGAAAAGAAAATTCCGATTCCGCCAATTGATACTCTTATCATTGACGAGTATCAGGATATCAATGACGAGATTGCAGAACTGCTCAAATATATCCGTTCTCAGAATCCGGGCCTTCAAATCGTCGCAGTGGGCGATATGAAGCAGAAAATCTACGATGATACAGCGCTGGATGTCTGGGAGTTCATGCAGGATTTTCTCGGCCGCCATGAACAGGTGGTTTTCACGAAATGCTTCCGTATTTCTCATGACTTGGCAGAACGACTCGGCAATATCTGGGGCAAGACCATCAACGGCGTAAATAGCTCCTGTATCGTGGAACAGATGTCGGTCGATGAAGTGACAGAGTTCCTGAATAAGCAGAACCCCAAAAATGTCCTTTGCCTGGGTGCTCGAATTGGAGCCATGACGAAGGTGCTCAATGACTTAGAGAATCGACCGGGGAACCTCTATGACAAGCATCATGTCTATGCAAGTATCGCAGACAATGATGGGAATAAGGCGGTAGCACCCTCCTCGGATGTTGGTATCTTCACAACTTTTGACGGCAGCAAAGGTATGGAGCGGCCTATCTGCGTTGTGTTTGATTTCACGGAAGAATACTGGTCGTCTCGCACAAGCAAACCGATGGCACGATATGAGATTCTTCGGAATCTGTTTTGTGTCGCAGCAAGCCGAGGAAAGCAGCGGATTATCTTCGTAAACTCAGACCATCCGTTGAGCGATAAATCTCTGATGACCCCAACTGAAACTCTTCGCGGATTTCCGCATCCGTTCGCATTTTCTGAGATGTTTGACCACAAATTCATCGAAGATGTGGATGCTTGCTATAAGCTGCTGGAAGTCACACCGATTGAGCACAACGACAATACGACCATCGATGTGCAGGCAGCGGATGCCATGATTGACTTGTCTCCCTGCATCAGCATCTATATGCAGGCAGGGTTCTTCAACTCCTACGACATTGATGACGCACTTGCATATTATATGGACCTACACAAGGACATGCAGTATTTGAAAATCAAGAAGGGCGCAACGGTCGAGGATAAGGTTCTGCTGCTCACGGCGCTTGAAACGAATCAGTGCCGGTATGTAAAACAGGTCAAGCCTCCTTTTGTGAACGCAAAAGCCAAAATGTCGCTCAGTATGCGGCTTGGCACCGTGTTCACTCCCGATGAGTATGTTCAGGCACGCGGAGATATCGACATTCATACTAATGACCATAAAGTGATTTATGCCTCGGGCCTTGCGGATGTCGTAAAGAACAGCACCGTCTACTGCATCAAGTTCATCAGCAGTCTGGCACACAAGCATTTTCTGCAGTGTGCGTGTTCTATGATTGCGCTGGGTCTTCCATATGGCGTTGTCTGGAACGTGAAAAGTAACCTGATGTACAGCGTAAAAATCAAGGATAAGGACGCTCTGATTGACGCAATCCTCAAGTGCATCACGAAACGAGCTTACAACGGCGCGGATTATTACACCTGCCGAAAAGGCTTTGTACAGGATACGGCATCGATTATCGACCGCTGGACTGACGACGGATATGCGGAAGAACCCACCGCCATCACTTCCGGAGATGGTATCGCCATCATCAAGCAAGGAAGCCGTTATTTCGTGATGGATGGAGCACGCCGAAACACTCTGAACGATAATTTTGGGCTTGGTTTTGCCGATGTGAAAGACGCTTGTCTTGCTTATGCGAAGAGTTGCGAACTCCAAAAAACCGTGGACCATGATTCTCCTTATTCCGAAGTCGAGTTCTGGCTCGACCAGAACAAGGCGTTTGAGGAATACATGACTCAGGTAAGCCATGAAATCGAGCAGCACGAAGAAGGACCGTATGCAAAATACAAGTCTTTCGCTACGCCTGCTGTCCGAAAGATGCTGGCGGAAAAGGGACTGACCATCACGTTCCCGGAAAAAGTCCTCATCAAGGTTTGGAAGATGCGCCGCGCCGAAGATGCCATGTATCAGAAAATCGAAGAAGCAAAGAAGCAGAACAGCCCCAACGTACCTCTTGATGAGGCGTTCTTTGACTCTGAACTGGTGGATTCCGTTGAGGGAAGCATCGAAAGCGCCAAGGCAAAATCCAAGCCCAAAAAGGAATCCGCATTACCGTTTTCCAAGTACGGCGCAGATGAGAAGAAGAGCTATCGTGTCGTGAAAAGCGATGAACTCTCAAAGCCCAACCAGCCCCGTTATGTTGTGGTCGAGGCCGCAACTGATAAGGTCCTGGACAACGCCAATGGATACGGATATCTCTCATACAAAGCTGCCTGGAAAGGCTATTCGTACAAGAGCAAGCATCATCTGGACGGCGCAAAGAAGCCTATGAGCAAAAGCGCAAAAGAACGGGCTAAGAAAAAGGTGGCTTTCTTTTCAACTGACTCGGAGCAGCTTAGTTTCGGCTGATTCAGACGACAGAGCTAGGACTCATAATCTCAGCGGCAGGGATGCCTTATCGCCGCTGGTGAGAGGAGGTGTTATGCACAGACTCAGAACGTTGCGCATTGTTTCGATGCAGCCACGCCAACTCGACCAACACGAATATAATCACAAATCAGGGAATTTTTCTGAATATCAATAACAAATATCAAACACACGCCTACTTGGGCAGAAAGGAATCACAAATGGGACGCTATAATTTCAATCAGAGAACGCGGGATGGCTACGAAATCTCGCCCGAACAGGCAGCAAAATGGCTTGAGAGGAACGATAACAATCGGAACGTGAACGTCGCCAAAGTCAAAAAGATGGCGAAGGACATGAGAGAAGGACATTGGGATACTACGCATCAGGGTATTGCCATCGCCTCCGATGGCACGCTGGTTGACGGACAGCATCGGCTGCTCGCTATCGTCGAGTCCGGTGTGACCGTGCGTATGAACGTGACCTTTAATGCCGCAAAGTCTCAGCACATCGATTCCGGAAACATCCGCTCCATGGCGAACCGTGTGCAGATGTCCGAGTACGATATGAGCTGGACGAACAATACGATTCTCTCCGCAGCAAACCTCATCGGCCGCGTGTTCGCAGGCTCGAACCTCAGTCACGAGGAAGCTTTGAGCGAATGGCTGATGAAATACCGCACGCAAATCGAATCCGCCACTAAGTGCATCAAGAAGGCTACGCTGCCGGGACTCAATTCCGCAGGTACAACAGCGGCCATCATTGTGGCTGCCATGAACGATGTTCCCGCTATTTATATCGAGAAGTTCATGGACGTGTTCTATTCGGGGTTCACCAACAATGAAGCCGAACATTATGCTATCACGCTGCGGGACGAACTGCTGCGCGAAAATCGTGTCAAGCGCGGTACACAGTATGCAAGGTTTGCCTTTTTCCGTACTGCAAACCGACTGAACCAGTATTATAAGACTGCCACCGGGCAGCGCGTCGCTAAGCGCGTCAATAACGGTGACTTCCCATACAATGTCTACGATGCCAACGGCGGTATCGTAAAGCCCGAAACCAAGAAGACGAAGAAGGCGGTATAAACCTAAATTAAATCGGCTTGACTTTTTGCGGCTGTACGAATGTTGCAAAGCTCAGATATAATCCCGGAATTCTGATAATACGCATGGAAAATTGTTGCAAGGAGGACGAAAACTATGAATGAATTCAAAGCAAGGAGCACGCTGGGAAGCGAGGCTGTCCCGGTTTTCGACGATGACGGTGAGCTCACGGAATGGCTGCACCGGGACAACTATACTGTCGAGGAATTGGAACTGATGAACTTTGTCGGCGATGAAAAGCCCGTCATCAAAAAGGACGGCGTGAAAATCATCCGGGATGGCACGGTCATTCGGAGGACCAACACTGAAACAAGAAAAACTGAATTTCTATTCATCCCGCGCATTGTCACCAGCGAACAGAAAACGGTGTGAGGTGCAACGTGGTTAAAATTTATGGGTCCAGTGACGACCTTGTCTGCCTGGATAATTCCAACTATGGGGTCGATGAAATTGGTTGCTTCGATGTCAAGGGAGTTCGGTTATTCCTGGACGACGATACCATTATTGTCGTGCGCTATATCGATGGCATCTGGCGCATTGAAATTGAACGCAAGGGCACGGCACCATATCAGCATGAGGTCTGTGCGGGCAATGATGAGGCCGATTACAGCGATATCTTTTGTACGGAATCCGACGTTATTGCGCACGAAATCATTCGATGAGGATTGGAGCAGCCATGGCAAAAACTCTTCTGACTCAAAAAATAGAATCAGCGCTAAAGGTTTGGCATCCTGCCAACTATGGTGGATACCGGGGTGATTCGTTCCGTCAAGGCTTCGACGCTCTGGAAGTACCTGTCGAGTGCGGTTCGATAAAATCCGGTCTTGTTGACTTCGTTCGGGTTCAAGAGTGCTTCACATCAGAAACAAAATGTGGGACCTGCAAACTCTCAATGTACAGGGATGAGGACAGAGACTTAGTTATGCCGTCCGTCCAGCAGTGGACGCAGGAAGTATCATGCCCTAAAGATATCGCCAACTGGAGTTTTCGTAATGAACCGTGTACGGAACGGTTCTGCAGGCTATATAAGACGAAACATACATACACCATTGACACCGTCATCACCTGCGTGGAAATTAAGGTTTCCGTGAGTGACTTTCACTCTGACCATGGCCACAACTTTGTGGGGCACTGTAACTACTATGCGATGCCGTTAGCGCTATACAAGAAAGTCAAAGATGAGATTCCTGATGGTATAGGAGTTCTGCTATATTACAACGGCGAAAATACCTGCGGGATTCGCAAGAAAATCGAATGCAAACCCCGCCAACTCTCGGAGAAAACCCAGAAATGGCTCATCATGTCAGTTGCTAAGCGACTGACAAAAATGAGCAAAGCATAAACAATTATTCTGCGAATATCACGATGCCATAAAGATATTCGCAGCGATAAAAATTTTCTAAAAAAGGAGAAAGATAGGCTATTCAACTTTTTCCGGGGGTTTGACCAATTCACAAGTACAAAAATCCATAAAGGAGGTGAATCACCTTGAAAGTACATAAAGGCTATAAATTTCGGCTAGAGCCTACAGAAGAGCAGGAAGTAAAAATCAATAAAACGCTCGGCTGCTGCCGCTTTATATATAACTCTATATTAGATAGGCGAATAAAAGCCTATAGGCGGCGCGGCGAAAGCATGAGCTATATTGATACGCAAAATCTACTTCCTCAGATGAAGACCTATCTTCCTTGGCTTGCTGAAGCGGATAGCCAAGCACTCAAATATAGCTGTCGTCAGTTAGATAATGCCTATAAAGGCTTTTTCAAAGACGGTAAAGGATTCCCTCAATTCAAACGAAAAAGAGGAGAAGAAAGTTATACAACTACTAAAGCAAAAAGCATTAAAGTTGACGATAAGTACATTCAGCTTCCTACACTTGGAAAGGTGCGCTATCGCAAAAGCCGCAACATTGAAGGTCGTATTTGCAAGGCAACAATCCGTCGTTCAGCAAGCGGAAAATACTATGTAAGCATTCTTTGCGAAGTAGAAGTAGCACCGCTTCCTGTTAAGAATGCCGCTATCGGCTTGGATGTTGGCATCAAATCTTTTGCTGTTGACAGCAATGGAAACGAACATCCAAACCATAAGTATCTACAGAAAGCGGAAGCTAAACTAAAGCGTGAGCAGAAAAAACTGTCACGCAAGAAGAAAGGCTCTGCCAACTGGGAAAAGCAGCGCATCAAGGTGGCTCGCTGCCACGAAAAAATAACCAACAAACGAAAAGATACCCTACATAAGTTGTCGTCCACACTGGTGAAAGAAAACCAAATCATCTGTGTAGAAGACCTCAATGTAAAGGGTATGGTTCGTAATCATAACCTTGCTAAAAGTATTTCTGACGCTTCTTGGGGAGAATTTTTCCGACAACTTGATTATAAATCCAGTTGGGCAGGAAGAGTAGTTGTCAAAGTACCAACATTCTATCCAAGCAGCCAGACCTGTTCCTGCTGCGGATACCAAAACAAAGAGGTTAAAAACCTCAATGTGCGGCATTGGGTCTGCCCGAAGTGTAATACATCACACGATAGGGATAAAAATGCAGCAGAAAATATTCTAAAGAAAGGAATGGACATGCTGGCTATGCCAGCCGCCTCATAACCACATGCGAACAGTACGGTCAGGACGACCGAATCTTAAAGTCTGTGGAGAGTGAGCCTCTATCAAGGGCTGCGGCCTGCGGTAAGTTCGCTCTATGAAGCAGAAATCCATACTGAGTAACGGGGCAACCCGTGAAAAGTTGGAAGTCCGAGATATTAAGAATTGGGATATATCGGCCGTGACAAGTCGGTATAAAATGTTTTATAACTGCCCTTGCGGTGACATCTTTGCATCCGCAGCATAAAAGGAGAAATAAATGAAGAAGCTTTTGAAAATCATCATTTTCGCTATCCTGGCCGGATTTGGCGTTATCTGGTATTCAGAAAGCCAAAAGCGCCGGACCATGATTCCGCTCGAATTTCGAGGCGAGTGAAATGCGAAAAGACATCAAAATTGTGCTGGAAAGCATCTGGTATCTAATTCTGCCGGTGTTTATTTTTGTACTTAACATTAGATATTGGCATGGGTATCTAGCGAATCCTGGCTGGTCCTTAACTCACCCGTCGTATATCGTTCTCGGATTTGCCTTGAGCGCTGCACTGTGCTTTGAGATTGTATATATCGACATCAAGTTTGGGGAAAAATAGCGCTTGCCAAAATATACGAACGCAGTACAATATAAAATGTGAACAGATACTAAAAATCAGTAGGATTCACAATCTGTATTTTAAGCGGACTTATCCCATAGCGGGGTAGGTCCGCTTTTTTTGTTGAAAGGAGAAAAAGTATGAAACTCAAAAACAATCTATTCCGGAGCACGGCGGCAATCATCGCTACGCTCCTTGCACTCAGCTTCACCGGCTGCGGTCAGAATCCGATAATATCGGAAAGTCCATCCAGCACCGGGGTCGTCTCAGAAAGCACTGCAAGCAGTGAACAGACGGCTGGCGGTTCGGTGGACGGCAGCTTTACCATTCATTTTATAGACGTAGGGCAGGCGGATTCCGCTCTTGTTACCTGCGACGACCACTCAATGCTTATTGATGGCGGTAATGTAGATGATTCTAACCTCTTATATTCTGTTATGCAGCGTGAAACCGATGGGCACCTGGATTATGTCGTTGGGACTCACGCGCACGAAGACCACATCGGCGGCTTGTCCGGCGCCTTTGAGGCCGTCACTGCGGACATGACTCTATGCCCTGTGACAGAATACGACAGCAAAGCATTTCGGGACTTTGCAAGCCACGCGGAACAGAAAGGCGGAGGCATTACCATACCGGATGTGGGAGACACTTATACTCTAGGGAAAGCAGAATTCACGATAGTTGGTGTTAATTCTGTTCCCGATGACACGAACAATACTTCGATTGTTTTGCGTATTGTCTATGGAGACACCTCGTTCCTCTTTACCGGAGATGCGGAACAGGAAGCGGAAAACGTGATACTTGCATCGGGACAAGACATTCAGTCAACAGTTCTGAAAGTAGGGCATCATGGCTCAAGTACATCTACCTCAGAGGCTTTTCTGGATGCGGTAAATCCAACATATGCTGTGATTTCCTGTGGAGCAGGGAACAGCTATGGCCACCCGCATCAGGAAACACTCGACAAGCTGCAAAACAAGGATGTTGAGGTTTATCGCACAGACCTGCTGGGTGATATTTACTGCACCTCGGATGGCAAAGAGGTAAGTTTCACTTCCGGTGAATATCATGATGAAAATCGGATTGAAGCCGGTAGTGCTGCAGATTCCAAGGATGAACAGGACAAAGCTTTACTTGTCATAGACGAGACATACGTTCTGAACACGAGCACTATGAAGTTTCACAAACCCGATTGCTCTGTAGTCGAGTCCATGAGTCAAAAGAATAGAATCGACTATATGGGGCCCCGCGATGAGCTCATCCAGGAAGGGTATTCGGCGTGCGGGATTTGCAAACCATAAAAATTGCACCTGATTTACTCGACAAGCTGTGCGAACTGACTACAATAAAAAATGTACGATAGATAACAAACATCGAAAAAGGCATTCTGCCTTTCGTACAATTCACAATTCTGCAGACATAAGGCAGACTCACCGTCTTGGTGGGCCTGCCTTTTTTGTTTGCGCAACTATAAAAAAGGAGTATAACGCAATGTTCAAAATTCACGATGACAAGGTCTACTTCGTCGCCGAAACCCCTAGCATCAACAAAGTTATCGAAATCTTCCTACCTAAGGATGACCGTGGCACCATTATGGATTCACACGAAATCCGTGCGGACCTGTGCCGTGCCGTCATTCACATGGAGAAGAAGGGTGTCCGTGTCTTGAAGGTCCGCAACATTGAGGATACCAACAAGGCAAGCATCGACATCTGGCACATGCCGGAATATCAGGAGGCTGCAGAGTCTCCCGTAAGCGATGTGGTCAATGCCTGCATTGAGTCCTGCTTTGATTCCGGTGCAATGTTCAATCTGCCATGCAAAGCCAACCGCAAAACCCATGAAGTTTTTGCTGTCGAATGCTGCGCAAGCCCCGATGATGATGACTCGTTCAGCCATGCAGATGTCGAAATTGACGGGCAGTCCTACCCGCTCAATTTTGTCTCTGACATCATGGATGAGAACGATGTCAACAACGCATTGGATGAGTTCTACCGAATCCAGCAGACCGGCGAATATTGGGAAGCGCACGACGGCAAATCGCTCACGGACGCTATCCATGAATGTCGTTGGGCTATCCTGAAGGATGCCATCCAAAAGCGTGGACATGAGGCTGTTGCTGATTTTGTCGGGACCGACATTTCCAGCGATACTTACGACCGCGTGATGGATGAAACCGAAGCCCAGATGCCGGACGAAGAGTTCGAGCGCTTCTGGGAAAAGTACATCTAAGAAACATCTCACACACAGAAAGGGAGCATATTACTATGGCTATTTTCAATACCAACGAATTTCTCCGCAAAACCTTCAGCAAGACCATCTTTGGTACTGCTGCACTTCGTCCGGAAGCAGTTTGTGCAGACGGCTTCACCCTGTCGATTCAGGCAAGCGGCATGCACTACTGCATACCGAACGAAGACCTGTCGGACGGCAATTACTCTAAGGTCGAACTCAGCTACTTGTCTGAGGAGGTCGAAGAGTTTCTGCCGTTTGCTGAAGACGACGAGGCACCGCTGGCTACGGTCTACGGGTATGTGCCCGTAGAAACCGTAGACGCGGTTCTGGCCAAGCACGGCGGTATCGTCAACGCGTGAGGGGAGGGAACTTACGGTGGAAGTATTCACTATCGTCGCCAATGAGGTCATTGGCTTATCCGCAACGGAATGCACACTGATTCAGTTTAGCTACAATCCGGAGCAAATCTGTGACCCCGAAACGGTCCTGCGCAGTGCTGTCAAGGACTATCTCAAGACGGATGAAGGCAAACGACAGCTGGAAATCAACTGTGGTTGCTGGAACTGGGGCGATGTCGATGACATTCCCGGCTCGTTCTTCTTGAACTATGGTCTGACTAAAATCGCTCCGCCGGATGTGAATGTTGTCGTTGACCGCAACGAGAACTTCATGGACGACTACGAGGATTGCGAGGAAGAATAACAGAAAGGGCATGAAAAAATGCGTATTTATAGCGCAAACAACGTATTCATAGAAGTTACGCGCCGATGCAATATGTGCTGTGCGCACTGCCTGCGCGGAGATGCCGAAAGCATCGATATTCAGGAGAAGTACATCGATGCTTTTCTCGACAACTTTGAGAAGGGAGCTTATATCAGCTCTCTTACCTTTACCGGTGGGGAAATCTCTCTGAATATACCGGCAATTCGATACACCTTGAAAGCTGTCAAAGAGCGCGGTATCGCCGTTGGAAGCTTTTACATGGTCACTAACGGAAAAGCTGTCGATAAGATGGCTGACCTTGCTATGGCGAGTCTGGAGTGGTGGGCCTACTGCGATGAAAAAGATGACTATATGTGCGGTCTTTGCATCAGCAGTGATAACTTCCACGAAGTAATCCCATATGAAAGTAAAAGTATCCTTAGTGGCTTGAAATATAACCGTAACGATAAGGTAACGGACTTTCATCTGGCTTATTTACTGAACGAAGGGCGTGCTAAGAATCTCGATTCGAATATCTATAAGAAGCGTGAACCTCATGTAGACAAGCTCGAATACGAATTCAACAAAACCGGCGATATCGACTTTTACAGCGGCGAGCTGTACTTGAACGCCATCGGTGATGTCGTTTCCGGCTGCGATTGGTCCTACAAGTCGCAGAAGAAATGTCGTTTTGGTAATGTAATGAACAAAAACTGGCTGGAGAACATTTCCAACAGCGAGTTGTACATTGCAAGCTAAACCATATCACTTATACATTGCCACTGTTTTCCTACAGAAACGGTGGCTTTTTTAGAAAAGGAGACCACAAATGACTGAAACAAAAGACATATTTGAACAAATCAGCGCCATCTTAACCGATAAGAAAGATAAGCCGTTTTCCTATGAGGAGCTTGCAGCAATGCTCAAAACTGACCCTGATGCCCTCAAAACCTTTGATGAGGTCTATAAGACACAGGTTCTTGAAAGCGGAGAGCTGCATGAAAATATGCTCCAGTGGGATACAGCTACAGTCAAAGCAATTCTCGACAAAAAGGTCTACTTCCCACCGGAACTCAATTCGCTCATTGACCGCATCGTCACAGAACTGGTGCTTGAAACGCGTCTGTACATCTACAACGCGGAACGCGGTGGCTATTATGTGACATACTCTGCCAACCGCGACTTTATGACAGAGGTTACAAACGAGGAGTTGAAACGCTACCCCGAAGAACTCCGTCCGCAGCTCACCGGAAAGTTGATGAAGATTGACATTTCTGAGCCGTCGTACAAGGAACTGCTTCAAAACTACGCAGGCTACAAGAATGCAAAGAACGACAGCACAAAAATGTTCTACTACAACATGTTCCGTCAAGGTCTTGACATCCTCGACCTTGATGACTTCACTTATCAGATGCTTGAGATGAACCCCAACTCTATGGGTTTCTGGTTTCCTCCTCTGGTAGAGGGATTGTACGGCAGCGCATTTTTCAAGGTTCCGGACACAAAAATTCTTCGCGTACCTATCACCATGCTGCAGCTTACCCGCCTTGGTTTCGAGACGTTGAATCCCGTTACAAAGGAAATCGTGAACCGTTATTGCCAGAAAGTCTTCCATCTTGATGGATACGAAGACTATTTTATCAAAACGGGCACGTATTCTTCCAAATACGAATTCCGCAACGCTCATATCCATAACCCGAAGGAAATCAATGAGATGGGCGAGTATTTCTTGTTTTTGAATCATCTGACATGCTCGATGGCATCCCCTCTGAACAATCGCTGCTTCTACGGCGCGAACACCACGAACGAGTGGGTCGTCAGAGAATACATCAAGGACAAAGAAAATAACCCCACCATCTACAACGGTTTGCCGCTGCACACTGAATATCGCGTGTTTGTGGATTTTGATACAAAGGAAATCCTTGGCGCAAGTCCTTATTGGCGCAGCGATGTTATGAAGAACGAATTCAAAAAAGTCAGCAGCCCACAGGAACGCCATGATTATGTTGTCTACAAGATGCATGAAGACATTCTGAACCAGCGTTACCACGAAAGCGTTCAAACTGTTCTGGCTGAGCTGAAGAAGGTTATTCCTCGCATTGAGTTGACAGGGCAGTGGAGCGTCGATGTAATGCGCAACGGCAATGATTACTACATCATTGATATGGCGCTTGCTGAACACTCCGCTCTGAACGACTGCGTACCAAAGAACCTGCTTCGAGCTTATCCGCAGCAGTGGCTGCCGGGGGAATCGAACAACTAATACTCCTAGAACGAAACTTTGATTCGGGTTCTTTCAGCAAAAAGCGTAGGAACCAAAATCATACGAAATGATTGTGTTGACACATAAAAACAAGTATAATATATGCAAGGAAGTGATAATAATGGTTCTGTATCATGGCAGCGATGTAATAGTCCGCAACCCTGAGGTCAGAAAAACAAGGTACGCCAAAGATTTTTCATGGGGATTCTATTGCACTAGCAACTACGAACAAGCCGCTCGCTGGTCAAAAAAAGGCAGGTCTCGTGGTATTGTCAACGTGTTTGAATATACAGAATCTCCCATGCTAAATATTAAGAAATTCCCCGAAATGAGTGATGAGTGGCTTGATTTTATTGCTATATGTCGCTCGGGCAAACATCATGACTATGATATTGTGGAAGGACCCATGGCGGATGACACCATTTGGAACTACGTCAACGACTTTCTAAGCGGTGATATTAGCCGTGAAGCTTTTTGGGCGTTGGCAAAATTCAAGCATCCCACGCATCAAATCAGCTTTCACACGGAAGTCGCTTTGAAATGTCTCTCTTTTAAGGAGGCGATTGAAGTATGACTGAAACTGCAACCTACAGCAAAAACGATGTCTTTTATACCTGCAGCCTGATTGAATATATCGGCCGCGTTACGAAGAATCATCGCAAGGATGTGGTTTCTGCTCTTGGCACAAACGGAGTCAAGGCAATTCTCGACTCAGCGGATGTGTTTCACTGCCAGAGCTTTGAGCAATCTGCCGATGAAATTTGTGAGCTTTTTCCTGTGCCGGAAGGAACGTATGATACGGTGTCTAACTGCCACTACAAGGTTCCATCTTATACAGATATCGGAAAAGTGTACCAGCGCATCATCTTTGACTGTACTAGCACTCCTGGTGTCCAGGATGTAATTGATGTATTTTCCTCGTTCATTAGCGATGACATCTCAGATTTTAATACTGCAACTTACTATTGTAATCCGAGCTATTTGTACCACTCATACAAGGCCGGAAAACTACTGGATTGATTTTCAAAAGCAATAGCAATCGAGACCACTACCCCAAAAAGGGTGGTGGTCTAATTTTTTTTTGCACATCACATACCATAAATTACCAGAAAGAAAAACATTGTGCATCTGTGCGAATTGCATATAATACAAAATATAGAACGAAAGGCATCAAAAAACATCGTTGGTCGGGCAAAATCCGACCGAAAGGCTAGGGCGGGCTCAGTTTTGAACCTGCTCTTTCTTTTTATCGGAGGCTTTATGTCAAACAAAGAAGAACGCATGAACCGCAATAAAAGCATCATTGAAGATTACAAAAACGGAAAGTCGATTTTAGAAATCTCGTTGAAATATAATCTCTCAGAAACAATGTGCTACAAGATTCTAAAAGGTACGCAGGAGCCGCCTCGTTATTTTGAAAAAAAGAGGAAGAGACTTACCACTCGAAATGAGCAAATTGTTAAACAGTATAAAGGCGGTATGACGGCCAGAGAATTGGGCAAGATGTACGGCATTTCCATGCAGCGTATTTATGCAATCTTGCATTCGAGCGGAGAGTACGAAAGCCAAAAATACAATCATATTGAAACGACTCTCAAAAAAGAGAAAAAGATGCGGAACCAAACTTTTCTTGATGCTTACAAGAAAAATCCTCGAAAATCGATTATCGAGTTGAGCAGGGAGGTAAATATCAGCCCTTCACTAGGTTACCTTATCCTTCATCAAAATGGGATTTACCAGTATAACGTAAAAGCCAGAGCTAAGGAGAATAGCGAAAATGCCGATTAACAAGATTACCCACGTGTGTCTAACTCATGACAAAGTCAGGGCACGAAATGAAAAGATGCTGGAGGATGCCAAGAACGGTATGTCCCAGGAACAGCTGGCCGAAAAGTATCAAATTTGTGTTTCTACTGTCCGATATAGTCTGAAGGACTTTTACAAAGAACAGGCCCGGTAGAGGAAAGCAAAGAAGAAAGCCTGGCAAACCCAGATGATTCATGAATATGAGATGGGCGCAAAATCTCCGGAGCTCCAGGAAAAATACGGCATCAGTGGAACGCTCTTTTATCGGATTCTTCATACGCACGGAAAGAATGGCCGACAAATCCACAGCCAAAACCGTATCGAGACTGGCAAGAAAAGAAACGCCGAGATGGTCAGGAAATACAAAAACGGCGTTTCTGTCAAAGAGCTTGCGGAAGAATACGGGCTCAAAAAGGGAAGCGTATATCGCGCCATGAAGCGGTATAGTCCAGGCCCAGGGAAAAGTAAAAGTTGTCAAAGTGAGGAATAATTGCATGGCTGCATCAAAGAAAGATGTCGCGAAGCAGCAGGTCAAAGAAGACCGCGAAAAGGTTCGGGAAATGTATCTTTCTGGCAAAACTGTCAAGGAAATCGCCAAGGAAACGTATTTTTCAAGCTCTTATTGCTATGCCATGGTGAGAGACCTAGCAAAAGAAAAGAATCTTGCAAAGAAAGCAAAAAGAGCACCTCTCAACGAAGCTATGATTCAAGATGCGAAAGCCGGGATGACGGTTGCTGAAATCGCAAAGAAGCATGGCGTGACTTATCAGCAGTGCTACTATACTGTTTCTGAATACGCTCAAGCTACGATTAAGAAGAACAAGAAAAAGCAGTCTGCTGCCACGAAAGTTCGCAATGCGGCTATGTTGGAAGATGCGAAAGCCGGAATGACTGATAAGGAAATCGCCAAAAAATACTTTTTGTCTCGAAGCAGTGTCCGTACCGTCCTTGCAGGGCATTTACATACAAATTCCAAAAAGTTGGATGAAAGGCGCAAGGCGATTTTTGCGGATTATGAGGCAGGAACGTCCTCAAAAGACATCTGTGAGAAATACGGTATTTCAAAATCCACTCTTTACAAGGACATGCGCCAAATTGGAAAAAACTGTCAGGAATACTATCACAAGGCGCTGAAAGACAAGACCAATCAAAGGAATTCCGATATTCGAAGCAAAATCGAAAGAGGGGTCTCGGTCAGCACTATTGCCAAGGAATACGGAATCTCTAAAACGGCGATTTATGAAACGTTTCATCAGGAAAATGTCAGAGCTGGAATTTTACAGAAACGCGGCCGTCCGCGAAAAAACACGGAACGTAATGCACTGATTGCTAAACGCCACAGGGAAGGCGAGAAGGTGCAGGCGCTTGCCACTGAATATAATCTCTCTGTTTCGACGGTAAACACTATTTGCAGTAGAAACAAAAATCAGAATATAACCTCATATTAACGGGCTGCCATTTGGCGGCCTATTTCTTTTTTAGGAGAAAATGAAATGACAGACGACGTACGTAATTTAATTCGATTTGTGGTGGATGGCGATATTCGAAACGCGCAGACTCAGTGCCGAATCATGCTTGAAAAGAATGTACCCGAAAAGGACGCCAGGTTCAAAGAAAACGAACTCAGAAAGTTGAATCTTCTGAAACCGGAACTGATTCAGCTGCCCGCCAACCTGGAAAACCTCTTGATTGCGGAGGATGCCACGAATTTCCCTGAGAGCCGGTTCCTGCTCCGCGAGGAGGAAGAAACAGTCATCAACAAGCTCCTGGCCACCAGAAAAGCAGCTTTAGCCATCAAGGAGCTTGGCATCCACTATACTTGCTCTTTGCTTTTGACGGGCCTTCCTGGTGTTGGTAAGACTGAATTGGCCCGCTACATTGCACACAAGGCGAATTTACCGTTTGTTTTCCTGAAATTCTCTGGCCTTGTCAATTCTGCTCTTGGCCGGACGCAGCAGAACATCGGCAGAGTGTTCGATTACGCAAAGCGCACGCCTTGTGTTCTTTGTGTTGATGAAATTGATGCCATCGGAATGTGCCGTGGCAGCCGCGATGATGTCGCTGAAATGAGCCGCGTCACCATCGCATTGATGCAGGAACTTGACCGGCTCCCGAATGACGTCATTCTCATTGGCACTACAAACCGCGTCGATAACCTTGACGAAGCCCTCATTCGCCGATTCACTTTCAAACACCGCGTCAAGCCTTTAGGCGACGATGACATGAAAGAACTGTGCAAGAAGTTCCTTGCTTCGGCAGACTATCCCTTCACGGAATCCGAACTCGACGGACTCTGCCATTCGCTGCGTGAACAGCGGACTGCCAGCGCCGTTGTCAATGCCTGTACAGAACGTATCGTTGCACATATCGTATCGCAGCTGCCTGAAAATTCGGCAGATGCCGTGTAAAAGTATGATAGCCTGGGAAGAAAGCCCTCGTCAGTTTAAGATGTCAAAGCAGCTTGATGAGGGAAAATTCGGAGAAGACTTGGCTCGCAAATTCCTTAACGACCCGATTATCAAAGTGAATCATGGCATTAGCCATTACGATGACGTGACTCAGGATAAATCATATCAAGACAAAGATACCGATTTCATTGTCTGGAAGAAGAATGGTAAGACCTTTGGCCTGGAAGCGAAAGTGGACAGTCACAATACCGGAAATTTCTACCTGGAAACCTCGGTGGACTACTTCTCCATGGTGCCAGACGCTCTGAACGAACAACGGGTAGCGCGGCGGTATCGGGATGGCATCGACCCTTTATGGCACACCCCGGGCTGGGTATACAGGAGTGGTGCGGACCAGATTCTCTATTATTTCAGAACCACGCAGCTGCTTTACATTTTCTCCCGCGTTGATGTCTGGTTCTATGCTGAAAAGCTGATGCGCGGTGGAATCCATCTCGACCCCGGAATCAGAAAGCCAAAAATGTATTCTGCCGAAAATATCAGTGAACGCAATGGTTCCACTCTCTTCTTTGCCAACGGCTTATGCGTGAATGCTGAGCAGACATACAAGGCTTTAGGGGCGCAAAAAAGAGTCATCAAATACCAGGTTGAAAACCCTGATTCAGACGTTCCAACGTTCAGCTTTTGCCCTTTCAAATTATGAATTTTTCGCTAACAATCGTTAGAAAATCACGCTTCAGTCTGACGGAAGAGTATAATTAAAGCATGGAAAGAGAGGACAAAAAATCATGAACCAAATCAACGTTGTGACGATTGGAAAACTCATTGAAGCACATCGAGACGGTGACGAGCAGAAGTTCAAAGCCTACGTCGATTTTATCGCCAAAGCCTATGAAGAACAGGGAAATGACCGTGCCGCTAACATCATCCGCAGCAACTATACGGGTGATTATCGCGAGCAGGGGAAGGTCGTTCTGGATGAAGCAGGCGAACTCTGAGAAAGAAGCCCTGCAACAGCTGAAAAAGAATGGTTGGATTAGTCATGAAGCATAAAATTTCAGAAACCGGCGCTCGGATGCTCAAATATCAGGAGCAGCTTGCCGACGAATACAAGTATAAACCTATCCCGCGAACTTTCTTCAAGGATGTACGAGCGGAGGTCGAAGAAGCGCTGCCGGAATGGTGCAATATGTCCGGCGATACGACCAAACTCGAAACCAGAAGCGGCACGGTCATTGCCAGCGGGTATAACCGAATCGTGATTGGCGACTACGGCGCATTCGTTGAGTTTTCGCGTGCCCAAGCAAATGCACATCATTTGAAAATCAAAGAGGGGCAGAGCTATCGTATCGAAGACCCGCGCTATGCTGAGCACGTCAAGTATCTTTGGCTCACGGCGGACGATGACTCAGACGTGAAAGTATACGACCAAAAACGCTCGGTTGAGTACGCTGACTACAAGCCGGGGATGCTGTATGTCAGCGTGTACGAGGTGTTTCCAGCGGAAACTGATGCCGGATTATCATGACGAGCACTGTGCTTTCGACAGCAAGCCAATCAAGCGTACACAGTGGGTGCGTTTTCTTGGGAAGGACTAACCATAGGGGCAGGAAGATTCCATTGCCGACCTGTACGCGAAAAGTGGCGCTGTGGTTTCCATGGTAGGTTCGGCTAAAGATTTGCTGACTTTCCTGCAATCTGCCGGAACCACAAGGCATTTTTGATGCGCTTGCCCCAACCACTAGATATAGTGGTATCTTAATGTTTGTTTACAATTTAGACACTATATATTGTGTCTTTTCATTGACCGGATACCACATATATGGTATAATACAATTGTTCTCAGGAAGAGGAACGGCTCCTGAGACATCAAGGTTTTCCTTTCCCCAATCTTGGTCGCATGGCTTCATTTGAGCTGACACAAGTGAAGCGTGAAAATCATCCGTTTCATAGTAATATCCTTCCTTTCTTTGGCGCGGGTAACTCCGCGCCAGCCGTCCAAGCAAACAGCCTCCACGCGGCGGACGGTGGGCAACAGATGTTTCCGTGTTCCGGGCATCTGGCTAATGTTTGTATTTGCTGGTTTAGCTCAGCTGGTAGAGCAACTGATTTGTAATCAGTCGGTCATCGGTTCAAGTCCGATTTCCAGCTCCAGACGCTATCCGTTGGATGTATCGAAATCACATGATACGATGCTATACACAACATCTGGCGGACAGCATGCCACCCATTAAGGCAGCCTCCTCGTGGCGGGTGGCGGACAGCGGCTCTTGCGGCTGCTGACGAATGTCTTAGAAGCATGCAAACGTACGAGCATCCCCGTCAAGTCGGGGCGCATCCAGACGCGACACAGCCGTAAAGGCGAGATTGCTGCACGGCAACTGGTAAGTTTCGCCGCAGTCTCACACACAGCCCAACGACAACCGTTAACCCGATTTGACAGGGAATCAACGACAGGGCTCAAAATTTGAAGTTGACCAACACCCAAGCGCTTTCTTGGATTCTCGCGTATCGTCAACGATGAGGTTCGCAAGATTGTCAGGTGGTGTGAAGATGACATCCGGGGATGACGACCTACTAAACGGATGTCATGGCGGGGCTAAGTGAGGGTTCACCCGCAATCTTATGCAGGTATCGTATAACGGCTAATACTCCGCCCCTCCAAGGCGGAGACGCGGGTTCGACCCCCGCTACTTGCTCCACACGTCGCAGTCACCGTACGCCACGACGTTAAACTTGGTGAGCATGGTCCACTTGTGGTCCGCTGTCCGAATGTCGATGAGACAGCCTCAAAAATAATAGACAAACAGGTGCTGTGCCTGAAAGTATTCGAAAGTCCCGGTGTTAGTCGCGAATAAGACCGGAAAACGGTGAAGAGGGTACAATACAGAATCTATCGGCGTGGCTGCCGAATGGTGCTGGATGCGAGTTGGCTTCTCGCTCAAGGGGTGACCAGCATAAAACACCCTATCGTGCTCGATTAGCTCAGTTGGTAGAGCAGCGCATTCGTAACGCGCAGGTCGGCAGTTCGAACCTGCCATCAAGCCCCATTACCCAATGAAGCGATAATAGAAAGGAGATGAAACTTATGGAACAGGCAATTATCAATGTTGAAGGTACGACTACCATAGAAACCGCTGCAGCAGCCAAAAAGCTGATTGAAATGTTTGGCAATCAGAACGTCCGCGCCATCTCGGTCAATCGTGTAAACGACAAGAGCGACGAGGTCATTGTTGAACTCGATTTCGTTCCCGGTTTGGCACCGCATCTGCACGGCTTCACGCTTCAGGTTAATGGCTTGACTTGCGGTTATGCTGGTACTGGTCCTTCCAATCTGTATGAAGTCCTGCAGGCGGCTGGCGTGAGTGAAGCTCAGGTAGCACGCGAGGACATCACTCAGAAGAGCACAAAAACCATTCCTCTGCGCCTGGAACGCGCCGTGACTCAGTACGGCGACTTCCAGTTTGCGTAACGCTATTTGGCGGGCTTGACCCGCCATCATGGAGGGATAGCTTAGCTGGATAAAGCACCTGCCGCAAAGCAGGGTATCGATGGTTCGAGGCCATCTCCCTTCTCCATCCAGACACCCTTTCGCTTCCTTTCGCCAAAGGTATCTGGGGTATTGTACTGCATTGCGTGTAGTACGGCCAATCAGGCGCGGAACTCCGAAACCATACCACGAAGAATTTTATCCTCTCCGCGCAGCATGGACATGCGATTTTACGGGGATAAATTCAAACCGAAATTGTGTCGAGTGGCGAAGACGGCTGCGACACTGGCGAAGCACATATCTGCTTCGTCAACCATCCATGAGAAAGCCTCCACGTGGCAGATGGTGGGCAACGCAGCAAAGCTGCGGCTGATTTCTTTCAAACCGGTATCTGAATAAATGCAGATAAATAGACGAAAAAATCAAAAAAGCAAAGGAGTACACAGCATGAGTAATCAGAAAATCATCAAAGCAATCGCAGGGATTGCAGCAGCCGGTATGATGGCAACTTGTCTGCCTGTCGCGGCATTCGCAGCCACCGGCGACACCTATCATTTCTCTTTCAGCAACGGTTCTTCCCAGGACCTGGCTCCGGGCGGCTCTATGACGTTCCCGGCAAGCCAGTATGACTACGGTTACTGGATTACCCTGCAGGGCCACGGCGGCTACACCTACAACTACTATCCCGGCGACACTCTGCCGTACGATGCAGTTGACCAGTGGTTCACCGCTGACGGCATCACTTCCTGCTATGCGGCCGAAGGTAATCCGCGTTCCATCACCATCAACTATCAGATTGACGGCAACACTGTGCTGACCGAAACTGACACTGCCACTTTCCCCGGCAGCGTTGATGGTCAGAGCGTTGAAGCCTGGACCACGGATTCCGGTGATACTTACACCGCATCCAGCAAGAGCCTGAACCATGACCGCCTGTTCTACTACCTGGGCGACGACATCCACGACAACGTCCTGACCCTGAAAGCCACTTCTGCATCCACTCCCGATGACGGCAAGGATGACAACAAGGGCGATGACAAGGGCGATGTCACCAACCCCGACGATAAGGGCGACAACAAGGGCGACAATACCGGCGACAGCGGCACCACCACTCCCGATGACAAGGGCGACGTAGTGGCCCCCGATAAGGACAACACCGGTAAGGACAACACTTCTACCGGCTCCAACAAGGGCAACGGTACTACCACCACTACTCCGACCGCTCCTCGCAAGAACGTTGAAGTCTCTGAGCACGGTGAAATTGCCGCCGCTATTGCCAATGGCACCTGGGGCAATGAGTACACCGTCTGTACAGGCTGTGGCTATCACAACTGGACCCGCAAGGGTAACGTTTACGTCTGTGACCATTGTGGTCATGAAGTCCTGACTGTTAAGGGCGCTGATGGCGTCAAGGGTTATGCTGGCACTCTGGCTGGCAATGAACCCCAGTACGCTTCTACCTCTGAAGCTCAGGCTGCTGCTGAAAAGCGTGAAGCCGCTTATGCCGCTTCCATCGCTGCTCTGCAGGCACAGGTTGCCGCTCGTGAAGCTGCTTATGCCGCTTCCCTGGGCATCCACTAATTTGCCATCCTCTAACTAACGGTAATCGATAGTTTTTCTCCTTGCTGTGGGGCGGGATTTCGGTCCCGCCCCATCCTTTTATGGTCAGATGTCCGAGTGGTTTAAGGAACTGGTCTTGAAAACCAGCGACGCCGCAAACGTCCGTGGGTTCGAATCCCACTCTGGCCGCCATGTTTGCCGGGGCTTCCCGGCTTTTTTGTTTTTGTGAGCAACACAAGGCAACAGATTGCTATATCCAACAGGGTTATAATTGCGAGCCAGAAAACCTGCAGGCTTGCCTGTGGGATGAATGGCTCTTTTTGATTTTTTGTAAAATATTCGTTGAGCAGTTTGACTGACGGCACAGAATACATACATAATATATGTATGAGGTGATATAGTTGGCAAAAAAATCAAGCGTACAAGTGAAGATTACGATTCCTTTAGAGTGGAAGCAGTCTGACATTGAGATGGTTGCCAAAGCCAGAGCTTGGGCTGTTAAGGCTCATGCCGGGCAAAAAGACAAGGCTGGGAAGGACTACTTCAAAGCGCACGTTACGGTTGTAGCAGAAGGCGTAAAAGGTGACCCAATAGCCGAGGCTGTGGCATTTCTGCATGATACGGTCGAAGATACGTCCGTCACAATAGAAGACATCAGAACGGGGTTTCCAAAAGAGGTTGCCGACGCTGTGAGTGCGTTGACCCATAGCAAGGGTATATCGTATGCTGAATATCTTTGGCATATTCAGCAAAATTCTATTGCTGCCAAAGTAAAGCTCTCGGACCTGCGCAGCAATATGGACTTAACCAGGCTCCCTCACACTCCAACTGAAAGGGACTTGGAAAGAACCAGAAAATACAAGCGGGCATATACGATACTGTCATCGAGAGAAGGTATAAGCGCAGTTAATCCGTATGCACTGTACGACTACTTGCTGGCAAACAACTGGAGCGTCAAAAGGAAAAGCACGAGGACTCCCGTTCTGGAAACAACGGATGGTTCTGCTGAAATCAACGCGCCCATCGACCTGGCTTTGGCTGACTACGAGTCCAGAATGGCTAACGCTTTAGGCGTACTGTGCTCGTATGAGGACGTATTGCTCTCGAATGTGATAGTGCGGATTGTGGCTTGGAAGCTAGACAAACAATAAGCGTGGGCCTGCTATTATTTTTATGAAAAGCCTTGACTTTGTATTCTACACATTGTATAATATAGACACTGAATTTGATGAAAGGAAAATTGCACGATGTTTGCTGCTATGATGAACAAACAGAATAAATTGCAAAAGCTGTGGAGCAATTGGAATCTCTTCGGCTGTTTTGTGTTGTCTGTTTGTGCAAATCATAGTGCAGTGATGGTTGAATAAAATCATCCAAGTATCGGTTGTTTTCCATACTCTGCACGATATGAGCACCTGTCAGACGCACAACGCCTGATGGGTGCTTTTTTGATGCAGAAAATCAGAATCAGGTTACTCTAATGCCGCTGGAGTGAATTCCAGCCAGGCTTATTAAAGTGTATGCTATTATACACAATGTATATTCGAGGATTCGCCAAACGGTAAGGCATCAGGCTTTGACCCTGACAACGGTTGTTCGACTCGACCATTCTCGGCCAACGCTCACTTTCATGCGCATCGGAAGTGAGATTCCTCAAAGCTGTGTTCCCATAAGCAAGGCACGGAAGATGCGCGACAAGTGCTCGTAACTCAATCGGTAGAGTATCCGACTTTTAATCGGGGTGTTCGGGATTCGATTTCCCGCGAGCGCACCATGCCCGGCAGAGCATTATCTGCCACTTTTGTGGGTGTATAGCTCAGTAGGCAGAGCGGCGGACCGTTAATCCGTTTGTCGCAGGTTCAAATCCTGCTACGCCCGCCATAAGCTCCTCTGGTGAAATTGGCAGACACAGTGCGCTCAAACCGCACCGTTTTGAGGGTTCGAATCCCTCGGGGAGTACCATGTCCGGCAGTACAACAACTGCCATTTATGGGTTGTTAGCTCAGCTGGTAGAGCAACGGACCGTTAATCCGTGGGCCGCAGGTTCAAACCCTGTACAACCCGCCATATGCTCCAGTGGCGAAACTGGCAAACGCGGCGGTTTTATGTCCCGTTTTACTCTGGGTTCGACTCCCAGCTGGAGTATCTATATAGGGGTGTAGCTCAAGTGGTAGAGCAGCGGTCTCCAAAACCGCTTGTTGCATGTTCGAGTCGTGTTACCCCTGCCACAATAAGAAAAGCCGTCCTCACATAAGAGGCGGCTTTTTGTTTTGGAGAGTATACAGACCAAAAAACTAAACCACAAGTTGATTGCAGATGTGCAAAAACATGGTATAATAATATCAGAACGAAACGAAAGGAGATACCCCAAAACGCTGTGCAACACTGTTAATGTCATGTCGTATGAGTATAGTTACGAATATTCTGAGTTCATGTCATTTGAACGCAGTTTTATTTCTCATACTCCTCGACAGGCAAAAACAGACCATGTACAGATGCGGTGCGTCTTCTAAGCGATAACTGCATGTCATAGCTGCTTGTCGAGATTTCGGCAGGCAGCTTTTTTGTTGCCTGCAATACAGAAAGGCAGCAAGAAAAATGAACGTTCCTACTATTGATATCCAGCAGACAGGTGCCAATATCAAGGCCCTGCGAAAGGCAGCAGGCATCAAGGTGAAGGATGTGGCAGACATGCTCGGTGTATCTCCGCAGGCGGTTGCTAAATGGCAAGCCGGAACAGCGCTTCCCACCATCGATAACCTTGTGATATTAGCAGCAATGCTCGATACGAAAATTGATGACATCCTTGTCATCGCATAAACCCTCGCCGCAGGATTGCGGCTATATATGGCCCGTTGGACGAATTGGTAGAGTTGCCGCCCTTTCACGGCGGAGGTTATTGTGGGTTCGAAACCCACACGGGTCACCATGCTTCTGTAGCTCAACAGGTAGAGCAGTGGTCTGAAGAGCCACGTGCAGCTGGTTCGAATCCAGCCGGGAGCACCACGAGGCTTAATGCCTCCTTATATGTGCCGGTATGCAAGCGGTCAAAGCAAACTGTCTGTAAAACAGGTCTGTTACAGTTCGTAGGTTCGAATCCTACCCGGCACACCATAAGGCCCCTTCGACAAGTTGGTCTAAGTCGCCAGCCTCTCAAGCTGGAGTCGGCAGTTCGAGTCTGCCAGGGGTCATACAAGCACCTATGTGAAAAAGGTGCATTATGCAGAGGTCGCCTAACGGTAGGGCAGCAGCTTGCTAAGCTGCCGTCGCGGAAATCGCGGCATGTGAGTTCGAATCTCACCCTCTGCGCCATCTGCTTGCTTGTTCGAGTGGTTGATGAAATCGGTCCAGAAAACCGACGATGGGAGACTGTCCGAAGGTTCGAATCCTTCAGCAAGCGCCACTGCCCTCATTCTGTGCGGTATCCGTGCAGGTGAGGGCTTTTTCTTTTGCTTTTCGCTTCGAATTTCGGACTCGAATGGCGTTAATGGTCGGATATTCTTGATTATACATGCCTTTGCTGTATGGCAAATAGCTCCAAACAGTATTGGTTTTTACACCCAATTCTTCTGCAATTTCAGGAACTGACATACCGTTCGCACGCAGCTTCCCGATTTTTTCTGATGTTTCATCTGACCATGCCCCGGCTGTAATCAGTATTTTGCGCACTTTCTGCAATGAGATGCCTGCACGTTTGGCAATGGTTCTTCTAGGTATACCTTGCTCATGGAGCCGGAGAACCGTCTGCATTGTCGCGTCCATTTGTCAGTACCTCGCCGTTATCGATTTTTGTATTGCCCTAATTGTTGTACTTTAATCATACAGCAAAGCAACAAAATTGTCCAGGAAGCAAAAGTGCCTTCATTTGCCACTGATTCATCCGTTCGGAACGATATCGAAAATGCCTTGATATTATTCCGATGCAATATTCCGATAAGCCGACTTTGTTCCGCAAATTGTGGATTGGATTCCTACCAAAGTTTGAAAGCAGAATGTTTCATCTATAGCTGCAAGGCTTTGGTGAGGAAGTTCACGGAATCAGTCCGTAAATCTAACGGCAGGATACTGCTCAAAGGTACAAATCCTTCAGCAAACGTCACAATCTCCAAAGTCAGCGATTGTTCGTAAATTTATGGGGGACTGCTTTCTTGTTTAGCACCACAATTTGTGATATAATAGCGAAAGAAAACAATGAATAATGGAGTGCCATAAAATGCAGAAATACGATTTCATCAAGAAGCAATATACGCCGTACACCCCACATCAGAACGGGCATTGCGACATCATGGTTCATGCCAACGAAGAACTCAATTGTGCTGCGTGCGGACGTACCATCAACGAGCACAACGCATATACGTCTGCGGCCATCCAGAACGATATTGGCATTGGCTATCTGATTTGCAAAAGCTGCTATGAGCACGAGCTCGAAATCAGAAAAGCTGTAAAATAAGGGTCCAGCCGCCTCCATAAGGAGGCGGCTTTTTTGCTTGTAAAAATATGTATAAACTGTTACCATTTAGCGTTTTCCGTTGTGAGAAATTGCGAATCGCGGTATAATTAAAAGGTAGAAAGTGAAAGGATTTTTTCCGTATGTACATTGATTTTACAAGCAAGCAGTACTTATTCATTCTGCACGCTCTTGCCATCATGATAACGTTTTATAGCAACGATTTTTCCTCTATCTGCAAAGAGGTTGGAGAGGCTTATGGAGCAAGCGAGGCAGACATTGCAAGTGCTTGTGCTACTCTGACGGCTATCAACGTAACGGCTCCTGTTAAAAGCTATTCCGACAAGTGCAGCGAAATACTGGAAGATATGCTGCATCATGCACGGGAACTGCCGGAAAAGGATGCTCCGTATAAATACAGTATCGGCTTAGATACTCCTTCCTGGAAAGTCGTTGCCAATGCGTTGGATACATACTCTCGCATTCTAATGGGTCAATTTGGTGTCATTTATGAAGCCCTCGATATTTCTGGTAACGATGAACAGCACTTTCAGGCGTATCATGATGCACGCTGGAACGGAACAGGCGTCATCGAAGCCCGTGACCTTCTAATTCCGCAGCTCAAAAGGATGGGAATTGGCTGGAACGGAAACTTCGGTATTTCCAACGCAGGGCTTGCCTACAACAGCAAGCTGGCATACGAGATTCTTAAAACCATTCGATATACGACAGAGAAACGAGATAGCTCCGTTCTGAAAGTGACAAACGAGCCGCTGCCGCATGTCGAGGGCTCTTTCCAAATCAAAGCACTGTGAACAAGATTGGAGGTTTTCCAGGGTGGGCGACCACATTATTTCTTTTCTCGACATCTGCGCCATGCGCGGTCAGCTGGTTTTGGCAAAAGCACCGTCCATCCCGGCTATCAATAACAAAACTGTGTATTGTACCGGCGCTCACAAACACGGAGAGGACCGTTGCATCGTTCTTGACGGTGAGAAGTACAGCCAGATTCTCTTTGTTGACGGAACAATAAAATTATGCTGGCAGTGAGGTGGCATTGTGGATAATATCATTGTGAACAGTGCTCTCTGGTATGCCGAGCAGAGCAGTCAATTTCTTGCGAATTCTGGGGCCAACAAGCTGCTGGATAAAGGCTATGACTACTATGTAAGTGAATTTATTCCGCTTGGGCACCGCCTTATCCAAAATGGTCAAATTGCTGCCAATGCGATGGATGGAGAGCTTGCCGCACAGTTCTCGATGGCATACGTCGCAAACTATTGGCGTGCAGCAAAAACCGTGTACAATTTCGCTCCGGAATTTCTCAGAACATTAGCCGAGACTGAGGACGCACCGATTTATTCCGATATTATGATGCGGCTGCCATATAGGGATTTTGTCGTCAATAACCCACGACTAAAGTCGCGGGCTTGCATCAGCGAGTCTACGCTTTAGAAGTGTCCGAAAGGATATGTTGACTACCCTAAGTGCTTCGAGCACTCCGTTATAAGCGAATAGATAGTTACCGTGCGGCGTTAATCCTAACTGCACGCTCTAAGACAACACATCACGTAAAGCTGAGGCAAAGCCGACAGGTGTGGTTGTATCAAACCGCTTATGACCTTGGGGAAGGATTTTTACCCTCTTCGGAGGAGTGAGCAGCTTCCTTTTAGCTGCAATTTTATCGAAAGGAGCATAGCATCATGCAATATGCGTATGTACTTAACAAGCGCGGCGAGCCCTTGATGCCTTGCTCACCCGGAAAGGCTCGCATCTTGTTGAAACAGCAAAAAGCTTGCGTTGTAAAACGCACGCCGTTCACCATCAAACTCCTGCATGGAAGTGCGGGATACAAACAGCCTATCACTCTTGGTGTAGATGCGGGCAGCAAGCATGTTGGCTTGTCTGCATCTACAGAGAAGCGCGAACTCTACAGTGAGGAGTTCACTCCTCGCAACGATGTAGTAGAATTGCTATCTACGCGCAGACAGAACCGCCGTTCAAGGCGAAATCGCAAAACTCGTTACCGTGCGCCAAGATTCAATAACCGTGTACACAGCAAACATAAGGGTTGGCTTGCACCTTCGGTAGAAGTAAAAATCCAAGAGCACATTACTGTTATCAAGCGCATCTGTCGAATTTTGCCTATCACTCTTGTAAGAGTAGAAACTGCAGAGTTTGACACGCAACGCTTAAAAGCAATGCTTGCCGGAAAGCCTCTGCCGGTAGGAACCGACTACCAACTCGGTGAGATGTACGACGAATACAATGTTCGCCAGTATGTTTTGAAGCGTGATAACTATACATGCCAATGCTGTGGTGCTCATACCACCGCAAAGAAAACCGTCAAGCTGCATGTACATCACCTTGAAAGCCGTAAGGTGGGCGGTAATGCACCAAGCAACCTTATCACTTTGTGTACCACTTGCCACAACAACCTCCATAAAGGGAAGATAACACTTGACGGCAAAAAACGTGGTAAAACGCTTCGCGATGCGGCTTTTATGGGTATCATGCGTAACACACTACTGACACGCCTACGCAACGAACTTAATATTCCAGTACAAAACACATATGGCTATATAACCAAGTTGTTACGTGAACAAAACGACATCAAGAAAAGCCATGTTAACGATGCCCGTTGTATTAGCAAGCATCCACTAGCTAAACCTTGCAGTGTTTGTTACCGCACGAAGGCAATTCGACACCACAATCGGCAAATCCATAAAGCGAAAATCTTGAAAGGTGGAATTCGAAAAGCAAATCAAGCGCCCTATATCGTTAAAGGATTTCGCCTCTGGGACAAGGTGCTCTATAACGAGCAGGAATGTTTTATTTCAGGACGCAGGTCATCGGGATATTTCGCTTTAAGAAAATTCGATGGTACAACCATTACGAATAGCATTTCATTTAAAAAACTGCGACTATTAGAGCCTGCAACAAACTATTTAATCGAAAGGAAGTGAATGGGCAAATCCTCCCACGACTGAAGTCGCGGGTATCCTTGCCATGATTGATGATGCCCCTGAAAAACACAAATCTAAGGGCTGGACCAACGCGATGCCAAAAAACAAACGAAGCTAAAAAAGCCACTTGCACAAATGTGCGAACCGCCTAAAATAATAATTGCATAACAGATACCATCACTTACCTCCTAATTGAACATTAAATTAACAATCTGTCATGCACAAGTAAGCAGACTCTCTTTTGAGGGCCTGCTTCTTTTTTTTGTATGTATTGATTAGAAACAAAAATATTTCAGAAAGGATGAATACTATGACCACAAATACCAAGAACAGTTTTACCAGGTTCGCGGCTGCCGCAAAAGATTGCTTCTATGTGAATTCTTTTCGCGCAGACTTAGTTCAGTGCGACAGGGCCTTGAAAATGGACGGCGAGATGCACGTCGAAGCGGAATGCTGGATGAACATTTTGGATGCCCTGGACGATAACGACATCAAGATGTATGTCGATAACGAATACCGTCCCGGACTTCTGAACCCGTTCCATAAATGGTGACGCTCCAAAAACAAGTCAATAACCCACGACTAAAGTCGCAGGCTTGCTCCGGCAAGTCTGCACTTTAGAAGTGTCCGTAAGGATATGTTGACTACCATAAGTGCTTCGAGCACTCCGTTATAAGCGAATAGATAGTTACCGTGTGGCGTTAATCCTAACTGCACGCTCTAAGACAACACATCACGTAAAGCTGAGGCAAAGCCGACAGGTGTGGCTGTATTAAACCGTTTATGACCTTGGGGAAGGATTTTTACCCTCTTCGGAGGAGTGAGCAGCTTCTTTTTAGCTGCCAGAGCGCCTCTATTCGTAGTGGTGCTTTCATAGTCGCTATGGTCTTTGTTGCCATACAAAATATATTTTATTTTCAAAGAAAGGAATTGCCCTGATTGATGAGACGAACAATGGTCGTAAGCGTATTTGCGGGCTGCGGAAAAACATGGCTCGCGAATCACCAAAACAAATATGGCTATTCAATGCGGGATAGTGATAGTTCTACTTATGAAAAAACTGCCGGATGGGAAAAAGAATACATAAATAGCTTCATGAAAGAGGCAAAATCAGGAAAATATGATTTTATCTTCGTTTGCCAAACGGAATCCGTCATAGACGAAATGGATAGGCAGAAGATTCCCTATGTAATTGTCGAACCTGACAATATCGTATGGAATGAACAAGAATCCAAAGAGCGAGCAAAGGAAAGACAAATCATTAAGCAGCAATGGTTCGGCAGGTTTATACTTCGAGATAATTCCCATATCAAAAATTTTTCAAAGTGGCTGAACCACATGAAAGATATTTACGATGAACGAACGGGACTTGGTTTCATCGTAAAGCATAATCCGGTATCGTTTTTCGTCTTAAAGCAAAACCAGTACCTTTCGGATATCATCGATGACCTGTACTGGAAAAAGCAGCATTGTGATGCATACATAGTTTAAGAAATGGTGGTCTTATAAAAGATGACCTTACACTGGCAGACAGAAGTTGGACATGCAGTGGCTGCGGTACAACACATAACCGCGACCACAATGCCGCTATAAACATACGTAATGTTGGATTGTTGGGATTATATCCCGCATAAATCCAATTTCCTCACTCCCGCTATGCCGCCCGCAACAGCGGTGAAAGCTCATAGATACTTGGTCGCACGGACGGAACCGTGCTGTAAAAATCCATTGAGTGAGAATTATTGGAATCCTGCGGGATTTTAAGTCCCTCCTTCAGGTGGAGGTTGTTGACATATGAATAAAGCCCTTGAAATTAACTCGAATAAAGCCGTTCTTCTCAGCATCAAGAAGCAATGGCTTGAAAAAATTCTGAGCGGAGAAAAGACTATTGAGGTCCGAAAAACTATGCCGTGGGAAATTAGCTATCCTTTTGTAGTATTTTGCTACGAAACCAAAGCTAACGGTGGTGCTGGAAAAGTGACTGCCGCATTTGTTTGCCGTGACATCAATACACTCGATTGCCTGCGTGAGCTTCCGGCATATGCTATTGGCACGGAAGTGACCGAAAAGACCGCTCAATTCGTGAAGGACAGCTGCCTTACCGCAAATGAGCTGATTGCATACGGCAATAAGTCCGGCACTCTTTATTGCTGGAACGTTTCTGATGTCCAATCTATGGATATGTCGCTGCGAGAGCTCGGCGTTAAGCGAGCACCACAGTCCTGGATGTATCTGCGGATTCCCGATAACAAGACGTTCTGAACGATGTCTGTTTGGCTGGCTGCGTGTGCGGACCAAGCAAAACATCTACTGCACGATAGAATAAATCGTGCAAACAAAGCAGACTCTCGATTCTTGAGGGCCTGCTATTTTTTTTATTTCAGGAGGAAACATCAATGATTCTTTATCATATCATGGCAGACACCGGATGCCTGCCGGACGATGTTGTTCCGCAGATACCAACGAATCGGATGAAAGGGGAGGACCAGGAAATCCCAAGAATTTGTCTTGGGCATACCCTTGACGACTGCCTGACCAGCATCGGCATTGCGCATTTTGTCTCAAAATTCCTGCTCGCTGAGCTGCGTCAGAACAAAAAATACTCCAAGGACATGCCGTTACCGTTCATTGTCCGAATGTACAACATCAAGGACGAAGACCCGAATCTCTTGACCGAGGAAGAAACACAGAAATATGTGGCGGATTCTGTCGTGACCAGTGAATGCTGGCTCACAAGATACGAGAAGCCCGTCAAAATCCAGAAACTTTGGCTTGTGGGCGGCGAAGTGGTGCTTTGGCCTTATATCGTTGACGGCGTTGTATACAATTATCCAATCGTCCGTAACTCAATTTGGGCTGACAGCAAAACCTTGCCGAACCCGGAATTTCAGAATCAAATCATGGATATCACTCAGAAATGGCTTAACGAAGCCTGAAAAAGAAGCACATCAAAAGCTCTTGCACATCCTTGCGAATTCCATAGTATTAAAGTTGTACGACAGATAACATCTACTTGGCACGCCGCGTGCTCGTACAATTCATAATTCTGTTCTCATTCAAGGCAGACTCATCTTCATGATGGGCCTGCCTTTTTTGTTTACAGAAAAAGGAGGAATTAAAAACAAACCACAAATCTCAAATCACAATCTTCCGCTACAAGGAAAAGACACAAAAAAGGAGTCACAAAATGAAAGTCGAAAAGAATAATAACAGCATTTTTCGGAACAAGCATGTCCTGGTTGTCGTCGCGGTGATGTGTATTTTTACCATCATCGCCTGCATGGGTTTTATGCTTTCTGTTCCTGCACACGCAGAGGAAAACATAGCTCCCAAAACCGAACCTATCGCTTTTTCCACTCCCATTGAAACGGTGAATGAGCTCGATAAAGCGTTCCCGATAACGGAAACTTCCGAAGAAGCACAGGAGGAAATTACAACTGCTGAGGTCGAATCTTCCGATGCTGCAGAACCGGAACCACGGATTGAGACCGCAGAAGCAGCCATCGAAGAAGCTGAACCGAAACCCGAAACAATTCCAGATAATCTCAACGACAATGAGCTTGAAATCTACACAGCTCTGCGGTCCGCTGGCCTTTCAAAGGCCGGTACTGCCGCAGTGATGGGCTGCATGTCGATGGAAAGCGGTCTTAAAGCCTCGGCCGAAAACCCTTCGGATGGCGGCTATGGACTCCTGCAATGGACTTATAGCCGAAAGACAGACCTTTTCAACTGGTGTTATGGCAATGGCTATGACCCCAACACCGTTACGGGACAGGTGATGTTCTTCGTGTATGAGCTCAATAGCACATACAGCAAAGCCGCCAAATACTCATATCCGGTGTACGAAACTCTCACTACAAGCGACAGCCTGGAAGATTGCCTTTCGATGTTCTTCTCCCATATGGAAGCAGGAACCAACGTGATAATCTCTTCCCGCAAAGTCTATGCAGGAGGGCTGACCACGTTAGACCTGTACCGCAAACGCTTAACTGCCGCTTACAAATACTTCATTTGAATTAGGAGGAAGTCACAATGAAAGCAACCGTTTATCTGTCCCGAAAACTCTTGAACCAGTTAAAGGTAAAAGAAACCGAAAGCAAAGACCTTATGCTAACCCATAACCTACACAACATCATCATCAACGGTAAGCGTGTTGGCTGCTCTGGCCACATTCAGAACGTTCTCAACAATAAGTGCGTTTACGTCAGCACTGAAAAGAGTTGCTATCAGCCCTTGTCTGACAAGAACATGGTTCGCTATGCCGCCAGTATGAAAGATTACTCCTCTGTATCGCTCGGCGCAAAAGCACGTAATCAGTTCGTGACCAATGATGAGTTGGTTGGAAAAATCATTGATATGCTCCGATAAGGGCATAAACAGAAAGAGAAAAAGCTCATGAAAACCGGCATCAAAAGTCAGATAGTAATAGTATCTGCTGTGGCAGCTGTTCTGCTCATTGTTATGAGCGTCTGTGCAATTGCGGAGAGCATTACCTTTGAGAAGGTTGCTGCTCTCGCTGCAAGCGCACTTGCCTTGAACAAATGCTGCGGCATCCTGTTAAACTAAGGAGAAAAAATCATGAAGAATAAATACAAAGTTGTTGCCTTGGTTCCTTTGGAGTTCTCTGTTGAGGGAAGCTCCGATTCCAAAGAGGCAATCGAATCCGTCAAAAACATTTTCGAAGCGTGTCGGAATGATAACGACTGCGCGGACATCGTTTTTGATGGCATCGAAGAGTCACTTCGTCACGACAGTATCGAGTACAAAGTTGAAGCCGCCCAGCCTGAACCTGAGGTGAAGGCAAATTCCGATATCCGTTCTGTTGCCTCCGATATCTGCGACGTCTTCGAGAACTATCTCGACGAAAACGGTGTCTATATTGTGTGTGACGATGCAGACGAAGAGCAAGACCGAAAAGCAAACGAAAGCGGCGCGATGTTGTATGGCATGGAATATTGGCATCTTGTCGAAGATGTCGAGTTCCGTGTGAATCATATAAATGCACAATACAAGCTGTTCACCGTCTTTGATATTATGGAGGCATTTGATAAACTTCTCATTTCCAAAAAGCTTGGTGACTTTGTACCGAGCGGCGAAAATCGTTACCGTTTGTATGCAAAAATCCTGAGCTGTCTGCGTTCTATCAGGGAGAAATTGTCATGAAAGGCTGGAATAGTTCTAAGCACCCCATTCTCACCGCAAACCAGATGCCTGCGCCGATTCATTGGAACCCAATGAACGAGGATTGGAAAATGCGGCTTACCAAAAGCCAAATTTACAACATCTCTTCTGGATTCAATGCTCAGACGCTCGGTGACATGAAGGAGCTGCACGACAAAATCCTCACATTTGGCGGGGATGAAGTCTGCATGACGGAATTTGACGAAGACGCCCCAAAAATCCTCAAACGCGGCCGGTTCTTTTATGGCAGCAGCTATATGAGGAAAGGCCAGGATTGCCAGTGCCATTACAATTCTGCACGGCTTTGGTATAAAAACAAAGACCGGTGCTTTATTGCAACGGGCTATGCTCTTTCCGAAGACGGGCTCTGGCGCTGTCATTCCTGGGTCGTTCAGCCAATGGCACGCACCGTTCGCGTGTGGGAAACCACCGTCAATCGTGTTGCCTATTTCGGCGTGGTTTTGACCAGCGAGGAATGCGAAGACTTTGTCGAGAACAACACATAACAATTGGGGAGGTTACCCAACATGGGTGAACAACTACATTTCAGTATGGATGGTGAGTTCCTCACCGCCATTGCACGTGACTGGTTCTGGAATATGGACAAGCCGTATAAAAAGTGTGAGGAGCTGCTGCTCTCCTGCATGATGGGTGACAACGAGGAAGAAAAAAGGCATGTTTGCCAGGACATTATCGAAGGCCGGAAAAAACTTGTTGGTATCAATGAGTTTGAACTTGTCGATGACAATGTTCATGTTCGTTCCCTCGGGCAGAAGGTTGAGGAGCTTCAACACAGGATGCTGGTCAATCAAATTCGTGAGGATATGATTGTGCATCCACTCAAGTACATCGACCGTTTCGCTATGTCGTTCGATTATGATACGTTTTGTAAGAATGTAGAGCGTCACTATATCGATTATAGCTATGACAGCATCAAGGACTATGTTATTGGCGATGCGGGTTACACCGATGCCTTTAACAATGGTGCGTGGCTGCTCAACCGTCCTGACCTTGTGGCAGAATTCAACGGCGAACCGCTATCCGAACAAGAGTCTGCTCCTGATTTCTATAAGACTGGTTTTTGGGCAAAACTCTCGAACTGGATTGATGAGAATATGAAGGGGTCTTCTGTTGAACGCCGTCAGCATCTTTACAGCCGTTATATCAATGATATGCCTATCAAGCATAGCCTGACCGAATATGGTCTGATTGCTCCCGATGGCACCTGGTATGCCTGCGAGTTTGGCGAGCACGCTGCCCTGGCTGGCCGCATCATCATGCGCAATCGAGAAGCGTTTGGTCTTTCTGACCATGAAGTTCTCAATATGGCGTATGACTGGAGCGGCAAGGGTCTCGATTTCCTATATAAACGCGGTTGGATTGCCATTCGTAATCCTTCGATGGGCAATACATTCCTCGATATGGATGAGACCAAAACCGCAACAAAAGCTCAAGTAAATACCATTTTTGACTATATTTCTAAATTCAACCGCTATGACATGAATGTTTCCAAGGTCATGGCTGACTAAAAAAGGAGATTTTTATTATGACTTCCAATATGACTATGACCGCTATTTCCATCTGTAATTTTCTGAAACTCATCGTGAAAAGCACGGTTGAGCATTACACCGAGGATTTCAAGCTGGACATAAAGATTTTTAAGCGCTATGCAAAAGAAGCGCAGGAAACTGGAAAGCCCGTATCGATGCTCTGGTTCTGCCGCTCTTGTGGAACGTATCTCTGCCCTGAGGAAGATGCGTACAAGAAAGATACTCCCATGTTCATCACGTTCAAATACTATGATGAGCAGGAAGAGGAAGAAGCCCGGACCATTAAGGCTTTTCTGGTCACTGTGACAGGGATGGAAGGACAAAAGCCAGTTGGCTATATCACTCCCATCAACTATGCGGATGAATGTGACCGCATTCGCCGTTACGCAGTACCTGCCGAAAAGGTCGAGCTTGTCTATGATAAAGGTTCCCTTGTCCAGAACAATGGCAACTATACGATTCTGAAGCATCCCAAGCTTGGTACACTTCAGAAAACGAAATTCTTGGCCGATGACCCTGACGCGCTTGATTATGCGCTGCATATGGCTCGCAATGAGAGAAAGGCAGGGTGACAGCCATGAAAACGATGGTTACATTGACTCACGAAGAAGCCCAAAGCTATTTGGCGTACGCTCTGATTTGCGAAACGATGGAAGGAGCCTTTTGGAATTCCGGACGCCGTCGCAGACTATACAGCAAGACGTTTACCGAAGCCGAACAGAGGCAGATTCCCCGCATCAAAGCCACTGCTCACAAATGGTGTTTGGTTACTGGTGTTCCTGAAAAGGTACGCATGAGGTACAGCACCTATTTGCTGTGGCAGAAACTCGCGATGTTCTGCGCTGAAATTTAATTTTTCATTACCGTTGCCCATTTGGGTGGCGGTTTTTTGTTGCGGATTTATGCGAACGGCCTATAATCAAAAATGTACGATAGATAACAGTTATCGAAAAGGCACCCTGCCCTTCGCAAACTTAACAATGCGCTTTAGGCGAACTTCCCGTTTGGGTGGTTCGCCTTTTTGCGTATAAAAGAAAGGAAATAATTAAAATGAATGAGTACGAAGCAACAATACAAATCAACCCAACCGACGATATCAAGTTCATACTTGAGGAGCCCGGCTGCTATGAGTCTGAAATTGAAATGATGAAGGCCGGTGGCACCTATGATGCGTTTGTCAAGCGTGTCTATGATGCCATCGACTGGTCTCATCTGTTTGAGCGTATTGCTCAGATGGAAAACGAAGCCATCACGGCAGCTATCGACAAATTGTCTGACAGCATGATTTGATTGTTAGGAGGTAAATACTATGTACGTTCTCATTAAAAACCAGGAAGGCGAAAACATGAATCTGCTTTCCCAGAACACCGATTTCAACGCCCTGCTGGCAGCCATGAAAGCTGACATTGAGGCAGAGTACGAAAAGGCAACAGGCTCTGCGATTAACCTAGATGAAGATTCCGGCATCGATTATGAAGTCGGTATCAACGTTGAGGACGGTGCTGCTGAAGGTTTCTGCCTCGCATCCGGGTATATGTACGGCGCAGACAGCAATTTTGACTGGGGTATTTTCAAAGTAAAGTCTCAGAAAAGCAATACCGCAGCAAAACCCTACATTGGCCTGGATATGAACAAGTTCTTTCGGCAGAAAATGCTGCTGATTGACCTCTCGGCAAAAGTAAAGGACCTCGGCTATGACCATCTGGCCGATGAGCTTTGGGGCACAATCGGTGTCTTCGACGCTGTACAGGATTCAGCTGAAGGAGACGGTGCTTTCACTGCTCCGGAAGCGGATGAAGAAACCGGTCTGTTCCTTGACGATTTTTATAACGACGTTCTGGAAAAGATTCTGAACGCCGACAAGAAAAAGGAGGAAAAGTAAGCCATGAGACTCTACATCCAAGGCGAACACGGTAAGCCCCTAACTTTCACCCCGGAAGAAATCAAGGAAAAGCTCGGTATTCCATTCGATATCGCTGCTCTTGGCGTCGAGGTAGATGATGGCGACACCACCATCAGGGCTCAGTCATACCCCAAATGGGATTATCAGAACGGGAACCCGCCCATTGACCTCTGTGTCAATGAAATGCAGGTTGGCTCACTGGCTATGCCGACGCCCAACATTCCGGCTCCCGTCATTTATCTTTATGATGAACAGGGGCAGGATGAATTGGATTGGTTTGCATGTACCAGCTTTGCACCCCGTGCATCTGGTGACGAAAGTTCTCACGTCGTCTTCTGTGACATGAGTTTTAGCAATGCGTTTGCTACCACAGACGTTTTTGTGAATCCGCGCAAGGGAATTCCTTTCGTGCAGTGTTCCACTGAGAATCAACTTTCTGATTTCAGGAAAGCTGATTCCCATGAATAATATCTGACTCGTATCTTTGCGGTCGTTCCTTTTGGAGCGGCCGCTTTTTTGTTTTTTAGTTTTGTTGCACAAATGTGCGACTCTCATAAAATGAAAATTAGGGAGGTGCTGTTTTGAAAATTCAGAGAATCATGCCTGCAACTACTCATTCCATGAAAGACGCGTTACCGCTTGGGACTATCCTGACGGTGAAAAATGTTGCAGACCAGAAATATATTGTGGTCGGCTATGACACAAGTTCTTTTCCGCACAACTACTATGCGGTTCCCTGGCCGCAAGGGTATATGGGTGAAGAAAATATGTACCTGGTAAGATTTGATGATATTGCGAAAGTTCTGTGTCGCGGCGGAATCAATGAGGAATCCAGAGTTTTCTTGCAGGCACTGGATGATGTGTTGAACGGGAGGTGACACGGTGACGGTAAAAGAGCTGAAGCATATGCTTGAGAACGCGGACGACGATGCTGTCGTCGTTGTGCGAAATAACTGGGCTCCGGCGGAATTCCTGAATACCTCTGCTCGGAAGATGGTGCTTGTGAAAGCAAATGGCAAGCTCATGACGCCGAAATGGGCCGAGGCGAGCGGGTATATCTGCGAAGGGCCTGCTATGTCGGCAATTTTATTCGATTGAGGTGAGAAAAATCATGCCCGATAAAAAAGTGGCCACGCAGGCATCTGATGGACCCTGGGAACGCGAAACCATCATCACATTCAATGACGCGGAGAAGAAAGCATCCTACTACACCTGCAACAAAGCTCGTATGGAACAGCTAAAAGAGCTTGCCAAAGAGTACCCTGATGCTGTTAAAATCACGCGGGATGAGGACTGGTGTATGGAGGCAGATATGCCCAAGAAATGGGTCAAAATCAAGCCGCCTCGCAAGCTGACCGAAGAGCAATATGCGGAACTGGTCAGACGCGGCAAAGAACTTGCAGAGCGGCAGCGACAGGCAAAGAACTTAGTGAAGGAATAATCCGGCTTCATATGCCGAAAGAGGAGGATATAAAATGTATAATTCTTACAGCGCATTGAATCTTTTGGGCGGTATGCTCTATACGATGATTCTTCTGGTGATAGCGTATTTTGTGCTCAAAATCGTCGCCAATTGGAAAATTTTTGAGAAGGCCGGGCAGCCTGGCTGGGCATCCATCGTCCCGTTCTACAGCAACTACATCGAATTCAACATTTACTGGGGGAACGGCTGGTTGTTTCTGATTCCGGTCGTGCTGAGCCTTTTGTCTGGCATCCCGCTGCTCGGCAATCTGTTCCTGGTTGTTGCTCTCATCATCGGTGCTATTACCAACTACAAGAAAGCTGTTGCGTTCGGTGAAGGTATTGGTTTCACGATTGGTCTTTGCCTTCTGAATCCGGTGTTCAACATGATTCTTGCTTTCGGCCATTATGAGTATCACGGTATCCCGCAGGATGGCTATTCCTATTCTCAGCTCAAGACCAAATATGAGGAAAAGAAAGCCGAACAGCAGAACAACCCCAGTACTGTTCAGTACCAGGCCCCCGAAACTCCCAAAGAGCCGAGCCAGAATGTTCAGTATCAGACTCCGAATGCTCCTGCTGAAGTCAAGACCCCGCCAACTCAGCAAAATCAAAATCAGGACAATGGCTGATATTATTTGGGTCGTTGTGTTTCTCTGCGTTCTCATCGCGTCCTGCTTTGGAATGTACTATTTCCAGGGTGAGAACAAACAAAAATTTGTGTTTTGCTTTTTGCTGGTAGCATTATCTTTTGAAGTCCTTGCGTTTCGGCTTCTGGATATTGCGTATACGGTGATTAACGCAGCAATCAAAGCCGCATAATGACCTTTTTTGCAATTCTCAAACTGTTTTTTGGCAGACCTTCCAACCGAGGGCCTGCCATTTTTATTGTTGCCAGGAGGAAAATCTATGAAAATCCGATTCTATACAAACAACAAAGAAGCTATTGTATTCGACCTCGAGGATATTTTGAAGCAGCTTAACATTGAAGAGCAGGTAGCCACTGTCGGTCTTGTCATTGAAAAAGACGAGGCCGAGGTTGAGGCAATCGCTCAGACACTACAAGACGATTATCCGAACATGTATCTCCAGGCAAAAGAATACGGACGGAATCTGACCTTGGCTTGTGCGGAGCTTCCGAACCCTACTAACCCGGATATTGTAACCTACCTCTATGCGGGCGATGATGCTACGGAAACTGACAGTTGGATTGCGAAAGTGAACAACACAATTCGTGCGCAAGGGGATAACAGTGAACGGCTCATCCATATTGACTCGAATCTCGCTGCCGTGGTAGAAGCAAACGAAACGGAACAAGGATACTATGCTTCCACCGTGTCGCAGCATGACAAGGCCACAAACGAAATGCTGAGTTTTCGACAGATTGCAGAGTCGTTGGAAGCTGTTGGGGATAACTACAAGTACCAGAGCGCAAGCAACATTCTGACTGCAAGAACCAAAGCAGAGCGGAACTATATTGTCCGGCTTATCAAGATGTATTGCGACGATACTAAATACCTTGCTGGTTCTATGCCGCAAAGTGAGAACCCGTTCTGTGTCCAGAACGTTGACGCTCTGAACCAGCGCGATGCGCAGTGGTCCGAAATCAAAGAGTATCTTGCACAGGACGAGAATCGCAACAAGCTGGATGTGATTCTTGGCTTCGTGCCGGATGAGGAGAGCGACAAGACTCTAATTCTGCGCAGCATTGAAGAAAAAGGGAAGGCCATGTCTGATTCTGAAATCGAAAAAGCATATAATTTGCTGTTTGGTGACTGTAGCAATGGATGAATAATCTTGCGCTTTCGTGCGAGACCCGTATAATTTAGCTTGTACGATAGATACCATCTACTAAGCACACTGTGTGCTCGTACAATTCACACTTCGCTTTAAGGCGGACTTCCCACACCGGGAGGTTCGCCTTTTTGCGTACAAAAAAAGGAGTGTTATAATGGGTAGTATATGGACGGCTCTTGGCAACCGACTTGAAACCGCTTGGAAGAGACCTACTAAGCCCAACTCTAAACGCCCGAAAGACGGTGAAATCATCGACGAAGAGAAATCGGTGCGCTGGAACAGGGAAGAGGTCGTTCGCCGACAGAAAGCCTGGGATGCGGAATGCTCTCGGCTGAAGAAGGCGCAGAATGCAGAAATCGAACACATCTCGGAAGCTATCGAACTTCAAATTCAGGAAGACATCAAAGCCAAAACGAAACGCAGCATTTCCAAAAAGGCTGCAACCATCCTCTGGCAAAAAGCCTACGACCGTGGCCACGCCTATGGTTTCGCTGACATCTACTGTGCCATCGAGGACTACGAGGAGCTGGTTGTTGCCGTACTCACAAACGCCCGCTGAACTCAACCACAAATCACAGAAAGGAAAAAATATGAAATTAAACGAATATCTCACAGAAAACGGCGTCAAGCTGATGATTAAAGGCTCCGGAGAAAATTATCCTCCACGCCAGACAAACGACCTCGGTATGTACGATTACGCCGAAGGTCTTGAAAACGTCATCGGCAAAATGGCTTGGATTTGCGATTATCGCGCAAATGCAGACCCGACCAAAAAGCCGATTCGTAACATCAAGCCTACCCCGGTTGTTGTAACGGACGCAAAAGAAACGAGCAAAACCATCTATTATTCTCCGGTCTATTTTCGGCCGGTAAATCGGGGTAAGATTTCTTCAACCGTCATTGCCCCATTGGACAACACCGGGTATCGCTGCTGCTCCGGCACTTCCGTCAACATCTTCTACACGAAAGAAAAGTGCGTGAAGTGCTATCGGGAGCAGGTTCGACAGGCAAACGAAATTTATGAGAAAGAGAAGGCTCGCATCATCAAAGAGTTCGACGCTCGCATGCAGATTCTCAATGATTCTCTCACGCCGTTCAACGATGTCCCGCAGAGCGACTACACCGTTGTTGCAAAAATGGATGTTACGAACGATTCTCTCGGATACAATGAGAAAAATCGGCATTTTTATCTCGAGACGACCCGAACCATGATTCCGACTCGCTATACCATCGAAATGCTCAAGATGCAGGCACTGATTGGCCTGGTGGATGAACTCCGTGCAAACACCACCTGGCAAAAGGGCGTCCCTTTCCGTATCCTTATCAGAACAACAGTTTTCGTGGATGGTATTGAAGATGTCAGCCAGGCCACAACGGAATCTCAAACCATTACCCTTTGATGAACTATTAAGAGCGCACGCCCCGTCTATAGCCGTAAGGCTTAGGTGGGGAGGTTCACAAAAAAACAAAACAATACATATGTGAGGTAAAATGTTATGTCTAACAACATGTCTATTTCTTCCATCAAGGAATATTATAATAATCTCTGCACCAAAGCCAAAGAATGGAGTGCCGCCTACTATGAGCAGGATGCTCCGGTTGTAACGGATGAGGAATACGATTCCGTGATGCACGAAATTCGTGATATCGAAGCGGCACATCCTGAGTTCGTGACCGCTGACAGCCCTACACAGGTTGTTGGCGGCAAGCGTGTTCTCGGTATTCCGGTTGAACACCGTGTACCGATGCTTTCTCTGCTTGATGTGTTTTCCGATGATGAGGTCCGCAGCTTTGTGGATTCGGTGAAAGCTGAATACTCCGATGTGACCTTCTCTGTGGAGCGCAAAATCGACGGTCTGAGCTTGTCTCTTGTCTACGAACGTTCTGACGATGGTCTTGCCTATCTGACCCAGGCTTCGACGCGCGGTGACGGCCATGTCGGTGAGGATGTGACCGCCAATGTCGCAGCCCTCACTTGCCTGCCTCGCAGCATCGAGCTGCCCAAGGGTATCGGCAAAATCGAACTCCGTGGCGAGTGCTATATGTCGGAAAAGGACTTTGAAGCAGCCAATGCAAAGCAGGCGGAAGCAGGGAAGAAGCTCTTTGCGAATCCCCGCAACTGCGCTGCTGGCTCTCTGCGTCAGGCTGACCCGTCTATTGCACGGGAACGCAATCTGCAGGTGTTCGTTTTCAATGTTCAGAGCGTCAACAATGGTGATGCAGCACAGTTCAGCCCGTATCATTGTGACCAGCTGAACTATCTGCGTGACATCTGCGGTTTTAAGACCACCTATTACGCTCATTGCAATGACATTGATAGCATCTTGGCAGCCATTCACGACATTGAGGAAAAACGCTATGATATCGATTACCCGATTGACGGCGCAGTCATCAAAGTCGATGAACTGAGCATTCGCCAGAAGATGGGCGAGCGCACCAAAACCCCGAAATGGGCTATTGCATACAAGTATCCCGCCGAAGAAAAGGGGACTATCCTGCGCAGCATTCAGTTGCAGACAGGTCGTACCGGCCGCGTCACTCCTGTCGCGGTCTTTGACCCCGTGCAGCTTGCCGGAACCCGTGTGGAGCGTGCAACGCTCAACAACGCTAACTTCATCAAGGCGCTGGACATCCGCATCGGCGATACTATCGTCCTGCACAAGTCCGGCGACATCATCCCGAAAATCACAATGGTGGAGTTGGAAAAGCGTCCTGTAGACGCTGTACCTTATGACATGGCAAAACAGGTCTGCCCCGTTTGCGGTGCGCCTATCGCGCCCGTCAATGGTTCTGTGGACCTCTACTGCACCAATGACGCTTGCCCGGCAAAGACCGTGAATCGTGTCATTCACTTTGCCTCGAAACCCTGCATGGACATCAAGGGACTTGGTCCTCAGATGATTCAGGACTTGGTTGACAGCCGGTTCATTGAGAACCCCGTTGACCTGTACTGGCTCTATGAGGAGGAAGGTGAACTGACCAACATGTATGGCGCGAAGATTGCCAAGAAGGTTCTTGCTGCCATCGAAAAGTCCAAGGAGCAGAATGCCGACCGCGTCCTCAAGGGCCTTGGCTACCGTCTCATCGGCGGTCATGTTGCTCGTGCGCTGTTTACTCAGTGCAAGGCTACGAATGGCAACCTTCTGACACTGTCCACGCTCAATGTAGATACCATCAAGGAGTGCAACATTCCCGGTTTCTCTGACGCTATCTATGCTGCGCTCGATGCGATGCTTTCCAGCGCTGAGTTCAAGCAGGAAGTCAATACCTTGCATGATGCCGGTGTCAATCTTGACTACTATACTCCGGCAGGTGCCAATGATGAGTCTGCGCCGCTCGCTGGCAAGACATTCGTTATTACCGGTACACTGCCTTCCATGAGCCGCGATGAAGCCAAGACTTATATCGAAGCGCATGGCGGCAAAGTCTCCGGAAGTGTCTCCAAGAAGACGAGCTATCTCGTTGCAGGTGAAGCTGCCGGTTCCAAGCTCGATAAGGCGAACGCTTTGGGTGTGCCTGTTCTGAGTGAGAACGACCTCAAGGCAATGTGCCAGTGAGGAGGTCTCGGAATGTACGACTTTGACCGCATCGTTAAGGCTGCGGAGTCCTGTGACTTTCACGGCGAATTTGCCTCCGACATCAAGCACTGTGAAAATGCACTTAGCATGGGTGGTCTCATGGCCATCAATGCTGAATGTTGGCTTGACGTTCTGAACGCAATGCCGGATACCGAAATCGCAGAGTATGTCCGCACCAAGTACAAGCCCGACCTCTTGAATCCGTTCAAGGGTACGTCGCTTTACATCATATCTTAACCTCTTGCCGCTTGCCCTTTACCGGGTGGGCGGCTTTTGCTAATATGTGCGAATCGCGTACACTAAAATAATAGAAAGAAGGTATCAATAATGAAATCACATGAAGCTCCTGTTACCGAAAGCATGCAACAATGTATCGACTATATCAAGCAGAATGAAGATGAAATCGCAGAATATGTGAATTCGCTTTTTCTTGCTCAGAAGGATGTAATTAGAGAGCAGCTTTTGGAGAGTTTGGCAGCAATGCTGAACCCCATTCCCACTCATTATGAATGGCGCAGCAATGATTGCCCGTATGATTATTCTGGTGAATTGTACGAAGATGGAAAGGTATCTTTGGAGCAGACTGTTAGTGAATTTCTCGAGAGCGAATATACTGGTGCAAGCCGCGCAACCTATGTATCTCACTATGGTCTATCATATAACACATATGGGGATAGCCTCTCGGACGACACCCTTGAGATTGGCTGCTCCATTATAACCGATGGAATTAAAGATTTCGTACAGAGGAATGCAGGGATTCCGTGTGAACGATTCTCCCGTGAAGAATTTTTCGACATCAAAACCGAATGTAACGAATTTGACCCGATATACGACGAATGCCGCGCCAGCGATTTCTTTTGGGCTACTGCCGCTGTAGAATTTGCAGGCATTGACAAAATGACTTTGAAAGAAGTTCTCGCCGCAGTATAAATTGTCACAAAAGCCGTTCACCGTTTGGTGGACGGCTTTTTCTTTTTGACATTTTTTGCGATTTCCCGATAATAGTGGAAACACCCAAAACAACGTGGAAACGTGACGACGCCTTAGCCAGTATCACCTCGAACTATACGGTGAAAGCAAATCTGACTCCAGGTGATTGGAGTGGTACAGTATCTTTTGTTTGCTCTGTATCGGAGAACTAAACACAATGTTGCACGACTTTGCACGATGTTGTAACATTCTAAAAAGCCACTAACACGCGTGCAAACTTTTTTCAAAAAAAGTTTATACAGCTTCTTGACGGCGTGTGCGACACCCATAAAATAGATAATGTAACAGAGATATCATTGATTTGCCATAGTTCATATACCTCCTGGAAGAAGGACAGATGCCCATATTGGGTTTCTGTCCTTTTTCTTTTTGAGGATTCCCGCAGACTTTCTGCGTTTTATATAGATTTATCCCACGGAATGTGGACTTCTGACAGCCGAAGAAAAGGCTGATTACATAGAATTGTCATGCTAATCAGCATGGCACGTATACACTGCGTCAATGTGTTTATATAAATGTTTCTGCACGCGAACGCCGCGTTAAGAGCGTATTTATATACCGTATAACAATTACAAACCTTTACCTTTAAGGAGGACATTATCATGATTCGAAACATAATTTAGCGAGTAGACACCATTATCAGCAACCACGAAGCCAAAGCCAAACAATATACAGTTGACTATGGTTCATTCGTTCACAGTCTAATTAAGACCTAGCTGAGCAAAGATGGCGTGATACTCGCGCTCCTGCTGGAGCAAGTGAAACTGACCGATGCCGCGAAATTTCTGCTGCTTTTGGCAGTAGTATCAATCGCTGGCGCATTTCTTGTCAAGAAAGTCTTCAAAAATTACAGCCACATCAAAGGATTGGCCGAAGACTTTCTGAAATCAGCTGACGTTTTCGGAGCTGTCAAAGAAGCGATTTCTGATATCGCCAGCGGCTCCTGCAAAACAAACAGCAAAAAAGAATAATAACATCCCCGATGTATGGGGCTCACATTGCTGTGGAGATAAATTCGAGAGCAGCACGGCAGCCCCACGTTACGGGGTTATATTATGGCTAAGAAGAATAACAACGTCACTTTCAACGTCGGCATCACCAACCATTACTTTGACGCTATTTCGCGCCAGAAGTTACCCATGAGCGATGCCGCTTGTGAACCGGTTGATAATGCCATCTCTAATTGCAAAGATGCCATTAACATCTTGGTCGCGATTGTGAAAGGCCATGCCAAAAACCTAATCGGTGTGGTTATTGCCGACTGGGGCTTTGGTATGTCTAAGGAAAAGCTGCCGGAAAACCTACAGTTTGGCAACGGCCACAGCAATGAGGGCCCGCTGTGCATCCATGGCGTTGGCCTGAATAATTTCATTTTGGTTGCCACCCGCAACAAGTATCCCTGGTTCATCGCTTCCAAGCAGCCTGGAGAGGACAGCTATCACCGCGTTGACGGCCCGTTCGCCACGACCATGACGATGTCCGAGCAGGAAGAGATTCCTATGGCAGATGTCGTTATGCGTGAGCAGTTTAAGGCTCTTGGCGCTCCTTCTACCATCATCTATGTGGAGATGGACAAGGCTACCGCCAGCACCATGCTGACCAAGAACGGCAGCTGCGCTGAGAGCAGGGTCACCAGCCTGAATGTACTGCGTACCTGCCTGGCTGAGCACTTTGGCGTCAAGTACCGCAATTACTTGGCACCTGACGCTACCGGCGTTGCTCCCGCCCGTATCCTGATTCCTGATTTCCATATGGCGAATGGCAAGACGTGCGATGTGCTCGTCAAGCCTATTTTCCAGCCGTATAAGGAGAAGCAGAAGGAAAAGAACTTCACTGTTGACTATGATGGGTACGAGATTCCTGTCAAGGTTGAGTGTGGTCAGCTGGATACGGATGCGACCAAAGGTGTTGTTACTGGTGGCTATGACTTGAAGCATTTCTACCAGAACAACATGCTTACGCAGGGCTTGGATATCCAGCTCGGCGAGCGTGTTATCGCCACCGCTCAGTTTGATACCATCTGGGACAAGGCTCGTCACCCGGCCTTCAACGCTTTCACCGGCGTTGTTGCTGTTGATATTTCCGGTCTGCCGCGTGGGTTCTTGAATACCCTCGCCAACAAGTCGGATATCGACCTGAGCGACAAGGGATGGCGTAAAATTTTCGACGCTATTGCCGAAAATGTGAAGCCTCTCGAAAGCGAGCCTCTCACTCTTGAGAAATATGCGCAGGATTTTGCAAATCGGCTGGTTGCAGACACTGGGAATGAAGTTGAACTCCAGTTCCCTCTGTACGCAAACCGGACTCGTATCGACGTTCTGGAACATATCGACGAGTCCCACTGCAAGATTTATGACTTCATGAGCGGCGTTGCTACTTTGAAGTCTGTAACCGAGCTGCGGACTCATTGGGATGGCATGGTTGCACAGGGCATTCAGCCTTTTTCGGCTGTGATGTTCTGCAATAAGCACGGTCCTATGCTCAAACATACCTGCGACGAGATGAACACTCTCGTGCAGGCTATGAATGACGAGGACTTCTACATGACCCTCGAAGCAGCTGGTGGTGATGCATCTAAGATGCCGCACTACAACTTCGATGTTATTCTTGACCAGAATATCCCCGTGAAGAAATAACATCACTTGCCGTCATCCGAAAGGGTGGCGGCATTTTTTTTGTTGAGCCATTGCTCAAACATCGAGATTCCTCATGTGGGATATAGCGTTTTGTACAGATATATGCTATAATTGGCACAAAAAGGAGGAACCGACATGGCAGAAAATAATAACAACGGTGGCAAAAACACTAATATCATCACCAAAATTAACGATACCATTTCCAAAGTCCTGGGCGATTTCCCGCCCGTTGTTCAGACAATCGCAAAAATCGTTGTCTTCGGTGGGCTCATCCTGCTTATCGCCAAAGCCATCGGCTATATTTTCCCGGTTATTGTGAACGTTCTTTTCAACCTCTTAGTCAAAATCGTTGGCTTCTGCATTCTGGCAGCCTTTCTTTACGGTTGCTGGTACGAGGTAAAACTGCAAATGACTCGCGATGAAAACTCCTTCCTGCTGAATGAACGACTCAAGTATCAGAAAAAAGAGTATGAGGAGCGCGAACGCAGGAGACAAGAGAGAGACAACAGACGCTAAAATACTACAACACACAAGCTGTCCAGCTTCGGCTGGGCAGCTTTTTTTGTTTTCCTATTGCAGGTTCTTGCGAATTGCATACCATGAAATTTGTAGAAAGGAGTTATTACTGTCAACAACCCCGCCTAAACCGGTTCGCCGGTTATAGACGGGGCTTGCGGGGCAACCCGTAAGCCCGGTTGATTAGCCTCGGTGAACGGCAACTTCGGTTGCCGCGAACTCCGTTACGCATTTGATGAGCAATCATCTTCATAATATAGGCACCCCGATATGCTCCACAAGTGTCGGGCTCTGCGGGCAGCGTATGTGTCAATGGTGCAAGCCGTTGATATGTATACAAATCATTTAAATGTTGAAAGGAGGTAAGCAGGAAATGCTGTATCTTAGTCTTTTCGAAGCGCATTTCTCCCCACCTAAGCCTTACGGCTATAGATGGGGTGTCCTGCTCCATAATTATGAAAACACTCGAATCGATTTTCAGTAGAACTGCACAGTTTGGCTTGCTCATTTATCTGACCGGCTGCTTTGGCCTGTTGATTGTTTTAGGCGCTGCAGTCGCAAAATGGCTTAAACTCATCGACGTAATTCAATATATTGTCTTTGCTTTTGGACTTGGACTTCTCACTTTGCTTATCGGCGTGGTGGGTCTCTCACTCCTCGGCATTAGGCAAAACCGCAAACATAAGGAGGTAAAACGCGCATGAGTAAAAAGATTATCAATATCACCGCAGCTGCCATGGCACTCGCCGTGACACTTTCCGGCTGCGCCACAGCTGTGGTTCAGGAACGGAAAGACCAGGCGGCCGCAGCGGCAAGTGCCGAAGCAGCACAGGCTGCCGTCACAGCAACGCCGGAACCGACAGCAGAACCGACCCCGGAACCCATCAATGCCTGGTCTTTGTTGTCGAATCTCCCGGATTTCACGCCCGGCACGCTGGACAATCCTGACACTACCTGGCCGGACGGTATTCCGATGGGGCAGAGTCCTTTGTCTTACGATGACGGCAGCAAGTTCTATTCGCTGCGCAGCGTTGATACCGGCAAGACACTGGATATCACGGACGTTGCATTACAGGATGTACGGGATTTGCCTGTAAAGGGATATCTGAAATTGAACGAACTTGAAAACGGTGATACAGTCATTGGTGAAATCAATGCAGAATCCACAGGCGAAGGCGTAGAAAAGGAAATCAGTGATTTTTCCATTCACACTGCCAGCAAGGATGACGGCTGTGACTATTATCCGATTGGATATAACGGCGGTTCACTGACCTTGATGCTGGACGGTCGTGCAGCCAATGACGACGGTATCGATATTGGTGATGCGTTCCTTGACGGTCTCTATTATTCGTCTGTCACCCCGGATAAACTCGAAGGCTATCCGACCGACGGAGAGCCGGAGGAACAGTTCAACTTCCTGTATGGTTTGTTTGGCAATCCGTCCGGTCTCTACTGGACAAACAACGATTCTGTCGCTTTCAATTCCAGCAAGCAGTATCGTACCTTTGAAGATTTCCGAGATGCAGATTATGATGTTGAAATTGGCGGCAAGAACTTCTATCTGGTTTGGAACTATGACGGGTATAGTGTTGTTGCGGCGTGCAACGATACCTTTGACAGCGCTAATGTGAAGGGCACTACGATTCAGGATATCTACTTGTTCCCGAACATGACAGAAACCAAGTACCTAGTCGAAAATTCCGGCAGCCTGATTAGCGGTTATCTGGGTTATGGTGAAGTTCCCGTCATCTTGACTGGTACATACGCATCAGTCAACAGTGATTCGACTGTCGAACAGGATACAAGCGCGGAAGAAAACACCGACGCTGAATCTGGTGACAATTCCACGGCGGACGAAAACGCTGAGTCCAGTTCCGATGATAACAGCGACAGCTCGGAAAATTCAGATTCCTAATTCTTAAAAAATAGTTATTGCGTATTCGTGCGAAACGCATACAATAAAAATTGTATGATAGATAACAGCACACATACGCTATAATTTCACAATTCTGAGAAGCAGACTATCCGTTTGGAGGTCTGCTTTTTTTGTTGGAATTTTGCGGTGCTTTGCTGACGTTTATCGTAACTAAACACTACAAGGAGAAATAAAAAGATGACCGTAACGAACACTGTAACAGAAACAGAACACTTAACTCCCCTGCGTTCCGCTGTAGAGCACATCAACTGGAATACTTTGTACCAGCAGAAAATGGCTCTCGAAGAAGTCTCTGACATGCTCTATGCCAAGAGAAAAGAGGATGACACGTTTGGCAAGGCTTCCGCCTGGCTCGAAAGCGTCATTGCACTCATGGAACGCTTGGGGGATGCAGCAGAAGAGGAAGGAAAGTTTAATTATCCCGAACGGGATGAAAACGACAAGCACCTGGATGATAGGTTCAATCATGTGTTGAATCAGTACCCGGATGTGGATATCTGACCAGTTCATATCAGGAGGACAATGATGCGGATTAACAGCAGTTGTGTGCTTCAAAGCACCACGAGTCTCAACGCAAGAGTTCTTCCGCTCATTGGACGGGTCGGAACTCTTGAGCTGTCAAGTGGGCAGCCACTCGTATTCAAAACAACAACACCAAAACAACAAGACGTCCTGCGTACCAGCACAGTAAAAGCTATTGGCTTTGCAGGAAGCAGAATTTTTGTCAAAACCGAAAGAGGAACCCAATACACATTTGAATTTCAGTAACAACTAAGCGGCCACTAATCTCATTTTTTTATAGATTGGCGGCTGCTATTTTTTTATCAATTTGAAAGGAAGTTTTTATCATGAATTTCATCAATGCCGCCACCAAGAAAGAACGCACCCATGTAGAAGAAATCATCAAGTCTCAGCCTGTTATGTCTCATGAAGGCATAACTGCCACTGAGATTGGTATTTGCGGCAAGCAGAATCTTTTCATGGACGTTTATCGCCCGGATAACGATGCCGAAAAGCATCCGATTATCATCGATATCCATGGCGGCGGCTTGATTGCTGGCCGGAAAGAACAGAATCAGAACCTGGCAACCTGGCTCGCTAAGGAAGGCTATCTCACCTTTGTACCAGATTACCGTCTGGTCCCTGAAACCAACATCTTTGGCCAAATCACTGATGTCATCAATGCGTTTGCTACTGTAGCTGAACGTGCTGAAGATTTCGTTGGTGACTTGAATCAGGTCTTTGTAGTTGCCGACAGCGCTGGCGCATTCCTTGCCTGCATGGCAAGCTCTATTCTCCGCTATCCTGTCAAGATGCAGCCGGTAGAGGACGAGCTGGAAGAGAACGTACCCGAGGCAGCCAAGAAGCTCGTCATCAACGCGATGGGCCTGCAGAGCGGTATGTATTACATCTACAAGGGCCAGGTAGGTTTGCTTCAGAACTACTATATGTCTAAGGGCTGGAAGAATCACAGTTATGCTGAGTTCATCAAGCCTGAGACCTATTCCAAACTCGTCCCCCCGTGCTATATCTGCACCGGGAAAAAGGACTTTCTCAAAAAACAGACTTTCGGATTTAAGAAGTGCCTCGAAAATGAGCGCGTTCACCACGATTACGGGTTTGTTTCCAAGAAGGAAACCGTTCATGCTTTTGCAGCACTGTATCCTGAATCCGAATCAGCAGTCGGTGTAAACCGCGAGATGATTCGGTTCTTCGACAGTTTCAAAAAATAATAAAACCAAAAAAACAAATAACAAGGAGGCATTTCATAATGACTCACAATGAGTTGGTTCATGACCTCTGCACTCAAGATTCGATTGTGGTGCAGAACTTTGCTGAGCTGATGCGGTTTGTGCTCGACGGCAAAGCGGAAGTTATTTACGACGGTTGGATTAACGTCTATGTTCCTATCTGGTTTGATGCAGACAAAGCATTTGGCCTTGATTTGAACTCAGAAGAAAATGCAGATTGGATTAACATGTACATTGACTGGCATCCGGACGATACCATTCATGCCTATGTATCTTACTGCAACAGTTCTACTGACGACCCCGACTTTACTCTTGAAGTCATCATGAGCCCTCACCACCGGGAATTGTTCAATGCGTATTTCAAAGAACAGTTTAAGGCGGTTTATCACATGAGTGTCGAAGAAGCGTGGGCTAAATTCGGCACCGAATAATATAGTGAGGAGATATATCATGGCACGTAAAGAAATCAAAATTTTCATGGACGCCAAGGAAGCTGCCAGTTTCCTGAAAACTATCGATTGGTCCTGGCTGTTCGGCTTTCTCAGTGAGCGCTATAACGTTTCGCTCAACCCTCACAAAGAGCTGAAAGACAACGGCGCAGCAATCATCAAGGTCGAATGGCCTGATGAACTGATTGAAAAGTGCGGAATGATGGCTGATGTCTTCTCGTCAGTCAAGCTCGTCACGTTCGATTCGTATTTCAAGGAAATCGTGGAATACGATGAAGATAAGTTCAATGAAGAACGTGAAGCATGGCTTACCAATCCGACAAAGACGTTCAGCTATCTCGATTGCGATGGCGTCGTCAAGGAACGGACTCTTGCGCTGAACATCTCCCTTCGCTATACGCTGTATGACGGAGGCTACAATTTCGCAACGCTGCTCTATGCGGTTTATTCCGATGTGAACGGCTGGACTATCCAAATGGAAAAGGAGTAATGGCAATGGTTGAAATGGCATTTAAGGTAAATCCCGGTTCCGAATTCTACAAGAATTATTTTTCGACAAAGGAGGAAAAAGCGCACTTCGTTGAAATTGCAAAGCAGTTCTTCGACAAATATTTCCCTGATGAGAAGCTTTCGTATGTTTTGAATGACCGGTTGACGGTCGAATTGACACCAGAGCTGCTCGCCAAATACGAATCTCAGGTCATGAAACGCCGTGACCCTCACGGTTTTGTCATCTTCAAACAGCGTTCGCCCATGAACTGCCTGTGGGAAGATGAGGTCTGTAAGAACGTGAACGGCAAGAAATTCCTTGCCAACCAGTTCTGGTGGGCCAACTTCAACGGTTCTGGCCGCATCACTACGGAGCTGTGGGATGATGAGCAGGGAAATATCTACGGATATTATTCCTGCGAATATGCAACTCGCAGCACCAAGGTTCCAGACACCGTTACGCAGATTAAGCTGAGTGAATATCACGCGGCTTGCGAAGCATACACGGAAGCCAAAAAAGCAACTGCTGACGCCGCTGCTACAGCTTGACGCTGCTTGCGATGCCGGTAAAATTGTGAATGTACGATAGATAGCATCTGCGCATTTCAGCGCTCGTACAATTCACAAACTGATACAACTAGGCAGACTCATCACCACGATGGGCCTGCCTTTTTTGTTTACAGAAAAAGGAGAAAAAATATGAACACAAAACGAATCAAAGAATTGGCTGCACTGACCGATGGAGAACTCGCAAGGAAACTTCTCATCCAGGAGTTTGGCAATGACTCTGAAACCCATTGGGGAAACAACGCACACGATGAACGTGTGATGGTTACTATCAATCCAGACGGAATCGCTCAAAGGACCTGGGAATCCGACCATTGGGTTCGCCTTGACGAATTCGACAAAGACGGTTTCTATGCCCGTGAGATTTACGAGGGAAAATGGGTCGATGAGCCATTGCCCAAAAACGTCATTGCACGAAATGTCACAATTGCTGCACCGAAACCTATTCAGCAGGAATCCAAAGACACTGAAATTCTTCGAGCGGCACAAGTCCTGTGCAAGCAGCTGACCGGAGATGACACCTTTGGATGGAATCCTGAGCTTCTTGCACAGATTGCGGATTGCACGGCAGCTTTGCTTGCCACCAACGGAATCAGCTCTCATTTTCCGAGCGCCAATACTGAACCCATCTGCTCTTGGGAAAAGCCGGTCGTCGAATATCAGCGTCCGGATTACGCCCTGGAGTATGGTACTAACTACTAAAACGAGGAGGATATCATGGCAAAAAACTATTTTGGTGTCGTTCTGACCACCAAGGAACACGATAAATATCGTCTTGTAGTATACCGCTATAAGGACCCTGGCATCCTTAATACCCGCCCGATGTGTCAGCTGCTTCGGACCATTCACAAATTCCAGCAGGAATACACTGAAATTCACCGCGAACATTGCAGCCGTATCCCGCCTCGCAAGTGGTACGAGCTTGGCAGAGTAATGCCGAGTATCGTTCTGCGGAAATACGGCCTGGAAAAGCATTACGAGATGTCATTTGAGCCGAGTCGCGTGCCTCCAGCTTCTGCGCTGAAACTCATCCCTGGTGCGACCGCTTCTAACTGGAAGCAGTACATCTGGTACGTTGATGGTGATGTGACGATGCTTGGCTAAAGACCATTGCACATTCGTGCGAGACTCATACAATTAGAATTGTACGATAGATACCAGCAATCGAAAAGGTGCTTTGCCTTTCGTACAATTCACATTTCGCTTGAAGGCGGACTTCCAATATCTGGAGGTCCGCCTTTTTGCGTACTTACAAAAAAAGGAGTGTAAATTATGTTTATCATCACAAAAACTTTTACCGATGACGAGGGCCATCTTTTCACAAAGGTAAATCCAAAGCAGTATTCCACTCCCGGAGAAGCATACGATGCTATGCGTGAGGATTACCTCAACGAGCTCAAAAGCCGAGGTCTTGAGGACAACGGTAGTTCCAATGACGATGGCGAATCCTGCCCTGGCGGATACATCATCAGCGATGAGGCTCAAATCTACGATTTTGCCCAATACACCCCGTATGAACAGCTTCTTCCTGCTGTTTTGTTCGGAGTCCATCGGATTGGTTAAGGAGAATCGCAATGGCTAAGAAAAGTGCAAGAAAAGAAATCACAAAAATCAACCTGAAACAAGCTGCGCTCGAAGGTCTTTCCTACGAGAGAGCCTGTGAAACTGCCAAGCGTGCAGGGAAACCCTCTTATCGCTTCACGGTCGGCGACAAAGTACAGGTTGGACACCTTCTAAACTGCGTTGTTGACGAGGCTCTGGAAGGCGGGTACATGTATCTTATCCGCAGTGGTGCAAATTGTGACGACTATTCCTGCTGGGCTTGGACAAACGTTCGCCCGCTGGATGATGACAAAGATACACATTTCGCCAAGCGCAATTCTGCGCTATCCCGCCTGCACTACTCAAACCGCAGTATGTATTCTTTACTCAGCTTCCAATACCTGTTCGGCGTTGATTTCAACCCTGATTATCAGCGTGGTTCTGTTTGGGATGATGAGGACAGGGAAAAGCTGTTGGACAGCATCTTTATGGGTCGCGAGATTGGTCGTTTCGTCTTTAAGCAGCTGCCATTCACTCGCACAAGCAACGATGGCAACTACTATGAAATCGTTGATGGCAAGCAGCGTATGTTGACCCTGCTTGCTTTTTACGAGAACCGATTCCCGTACAAGGGTGTGTTTTACAACGACCTTTCCGTTCTGGATAAAAACTGGTTTATGGATGCCTCCATTGGCGTTGCTGAGATTGACCAGAGCGTAACTCGCGCAGAAGTCTTGGAAATTTTCCTTGCCATGAATGAAGGCGGTAAGCCTGTCGCAAAGGAAGTCCTCGACCATGCACGCGAATTGCTAAACGAAGAGAAGGGAGAAGGATTATGATTCCTATGTTCAAACAAAAGGTCGGTATGACGGAAATTTATGCAAAAGGAATCGCAGAACTCTTTCTTATTCGCTGCAATCCCTATCATTGGGACGGCAGCGGGGAAGTGCCTGACAACATCAGTTTCGATGTGTACAAGCGCAAAATCGATGAAACATACGATGGCTGCACACTCGAAATTCAGCTTTGCAAACCTGATGGTTGTCTTTGCTATGCGGCTTCTGTTCACCTGTATGAAGGCGGATTCTGGACAGGGCACGGCATTGGCTGTTTCGACAAGACTGCGATTTGCAACGACCCTGGTTCTGTCGATGCCTTGACAAGCGCCATCATGCGAGTGTGCATGATATACGAAAATCTCACAAATTTCCGCAAGGTTTTCGTCAAGTGCCTTACCATCAGCCAGAAACGAATGAACGAAATCAAGCAGTATACCGATGACGGCAAAGAGCAGGATGAGATTGAGTTCGAATCCGTTATCTTCGCCGATGGTATGCACATGGATGTTCGCTGCATTCCACGCCACAATGGACCTTCCTGGTGCGAAGCGGCTATTTATCGTGAGGATGAGGATATCGTCACGTCTGAGCCGAGCAACTCGTTCTACAACCATTGGGTTTGCCAGACGGCAAACGCCACCTACCATCTTTATATGGGTATTGATGACGAATAAAACTTGACGCACCTTGCGAACGGCATATCATAGAAATTGTACGATAGATACCAATAATCGAAAGGGCATTTTGCCTTTCGTACAATTCACAATTTCGCATGAAGAGCGGACTTCCCACATCGGGAGGTCCGCTCTTTTTGCGTTATAACAACAAAAGGAGTGTATTTTTATGAAATTGACAATCACAGGCCAAATTGATGGCAAATCCGTGCCGATAACTATTCCGATTGAAAAAGTTATCGAAGCTTTCTGGCCTTACGCCACCAAACCTTCTGCTCTCTCTGTTTCCACTGAGCTTGACGCAGACGGCATCAGTGCTAACTTTATGCTCGGCCAGGAAACGAAGGATTCTTATCCCGGTATCTGGCTCACCAGCAAAAACAGCAATACCGGTCGTGCAGGTTTCTGGTTCTGTTTGGAGCTGCCGAACGAAACCAACGACATGGTAAAAGGCTATCTGTACGCTGGCGATGATGAAACAGAGACGGACCAACCTCTAGCTGTTATCGCTGATGGCGTTCGCAACGACGACGATGACTCAAAGCGCATGCTTTGGGTGGATGAGTCGTTGACTCACGTTGAACCTCTAACCGACAACTATCTGAAACGCCAAGGCGCTGCCACCGAAAAGCAACTCGATGAGTACGACGCTTGAACTGATACCATAAATTTCCCCACCTAACCAAAAATAACAAATAAGGAGAGTAAAACTATGTATCTCGAAACTATTGATGAAAAAGCGTTCCGTTCTTTTCTTTCTAATCCTGCTATTTCCGTTCTGGACGGTAACGTTCTGGATAAGCACCACAACTCGAATTTTTACCGTTTTGTCCGCGTCCCCCTTTCCGATGGCGGTGAGCATCATGTTGACGCCATCTTTGGGAACATGTACAGCACCTATGACCTCGCCTTGAACGCCCACCGTTTTTCTGCAAACGGCAACCTTGAGTTCATGGCTTATCTCGTGGACTATAAGGACACTTACTACGAAAGCTACGAATTCCGGACGTTGTTCGGAGGCAGTATCAGCACCGAGGACGGTTCTTTCCATTCAGTTTACAACGGGATGACCAAAACTCTGCACGAGTATTTGGTGAAAACCACGGTGCTTGAACCCGAATATCTTGAGGACCCGGACCGCAACAAGCTGGCCTATGTAATGGCTGTTGGCAAGTACGTTTACGGTGAAGAAGACAACAAAACGGAAGAAACGTTTTCTGGATACTTCAAGCGCTTCGACGACACTCTAACGGTCGAATTCCTTGCCAATCCGAGCCATTGGGCCGAGAACGTGGTAGCAGAACTCGACAAACGGACAGAGCAGTATGACGGGCTTAATTTCAGTACCGGAAGTGGCAAAGACCTGATTGCTGTGCAGCATCTTGTCGAGCAGTACATCAAACAGTTTGAGTCCAACCCGAATTGCTGGGAAAGTGAATACAAGAAGCTCCTGGATGCTGTTTCCGGCTGCAAAAATGTGCGGCTTATCCTCGAATGGAACGGCAAGCAGCTCAATGTTCAGTACTCTGTGTCCAGCTTGAAGTTGTACCAAGCAGTAACGGATAAACAAATCAGCGTTTTCCCGATTTCTCCCATCAAAACTCGAAATGAAGTCCAAAAATTTGTGAACAGCATCTTCCCCAAAGTTAATTACAGCATCCCCATCAAGATGATTTCTCGTGTCGAAAGCGGTCGCAAGGTTCTTTGGAAGAATCCTTGCTTTGAGGGAGACAGAAAATAATGATAGCCGTCAGAACAAATTGTGCCGACACTTGATTTGTTTCACCAGAGTCCCGCAGAAATGCAGGGCTCTTTTTTT